CTTCTGAATCATGTTATACTTATTAGTCCTAAGCGTAGGATAGTCCTCAACTTATTATGTTCCGTTAGCTTAATATGGATTTGTGGAATACTAAGAGTAGTATTGCTAGTATGTTTATATGTGAATATAGGTATACTAGTTGCACTCATAAGGCAGCCTTCACGTGGCGAGTGTGTTAAGTAATAGGTTAAATAAATCTTCCAGTTTGTACCTATGAAAACTAATGCCTTATAAAATTAGTCAAAGTCTTTTATATCAATATATATTGTTTAATTAAAATTATCAAAATTATGAGACAAAGTGTAATTAATTACGTGAAAGAGAATGGTATTAAGTTAGCTGCTAATTCAAAGGCATTAAAACTTATCAACAACGGAGCATCCGAGGCAGAAGTAGCTGTAGCTTTGCAGACTACAAAGGCATATAAAGAGGATTCTACTCTTCGTCAGATGTGCCAAGAAGTTGTTGCTGAGGCTGGCAAGGAACAAGCTGACAGTGCTAAAAAACCAGAGAATCATTCAAATTCTACTCGTAGAGGAGAAAATGAACGATACTAGTTTCATTCAATACAGATTTTGATTAAAGAGTTAGGTTCTTAGGAATCTAACTCTTTTTTAATTAAATTAGAAAGATTATGACTAAGTGGCAAGAATCGTGCATTACAGCACTCGCTTCATCCCCAATGGCATGGGAAGCCTTTAAAATGAAGCAAAGAAACAAAAAGTTATTATGGCAATATGTAAATCGTATATGGCCATATAAACTGATTACAGGAACGAAAGTAAATAAAAATAAAAAAGATCTTCTCGCTATTGCTAAAATACTAAAAAATCTATCATCTAAAATTCAATATTATGTTCCAAGTATAGAAAGAGCATGCTGTATAGAAGGCGTTGATATTCGATTTGATAAGGTAGACTGGTTCTGTATTAAAGATATTATATCGAAAGAAGATAGCGAATATAAAAGAATAGTTAGAGGAGCATATTGTGGCAATCACTTATTTTCTTTAGATTACACTTACCTAGATGATGATAATTTTGAAAGTTGGTGTATGTCTGGAAGCAATCATAATCTAATAGATGTTCTTAATACTTGTTTTGGGGAGTGTTATCTCCATGATCATTGTTATATAACTGGTATAAGATTTTATTCTAACATTACAAATACATATAATATGTTATTGCAAATGCAAGATGAAATAACTTATATTCTGTGTAAGATAGTTAAAACTATTGAAGGTGTTAAAGGTAATACTTTAAAGTACACCTTAAAGGACAGAAGAAAATATAATTCTTTAAATGTCGGTATTGAAATAGAACATGATGCGGAATATCCTACACCAGATAAGATTCAAAGAGCTATCTTACTTAATAACTGTGTATCATATGATTCAGGTTATGATGGCAACTCTTCTAATAGGCTACGAGAAAATCGTATTCAGTTAAATGGTATTAAAGGCTTAAAAGGCTTGTATATACTATTAACTAATATGAAAGAAAATTGTGCGATTGCCAAAAATAGTAGCGTACATATGCATATTGATTGTAAATATGACAACTTCTTTATGGATCGTAGTAAATTCTATAAAGGAAGTGAAAAAGATTGCATATATGGTATGGTAGATGTTCTAGCTATTAGAATGAGTAAATATCAATCTAATACGGATAGTGCTTTGCAAATTATATCGGATATTGTAGAATATGAAGTTACTAGATATCATTTTAATACTAGTGATTATACTAGATATAATAATGAATTTAACACTATAGAATATCGATTCGCGAAAATAAATTTTAACTATTCTGATTATGTTATACAAATTTTAACATTTATTCATATAACGGAGTGCATTAAGCATGATGCTCCGTTTAACATTCAGTATTTAGAGTTACTATATAAAGTAATGAAGAATCTGAATAATAATTAGGTTTCCGATTTAACACTGAAATTGCTAGCATTAAGGTGTTATACAGGAATTAGCGTAGACTAATCTTCTAGAGAATAGTCATTTATCGCTCGGTTTATCTGTTCGTTCCAGTAATTGCCAAACGAAAAACAGATGGGCACACATGAAGAGGTAGCTGTCGAATTGTGTGTGTAGTTGTTTTGTTTATATCAATATTTAGCCTTCGTATTATATTAGAGGAATACATGTCACTAAATAAAGATATAAATAAGGCAAACCTCTGCCCTATAGTTTAATTCTGTAATCAATACAGAGTGAGTATAAAACAACAGTATGATGCTTACTGTTATCTAGGTTCTCAGTCCTAGTAGGGTACTATCTAAGAATTTTAACTAAAATCAATTTAGTATGAAAGAAAAACCAAAGAAATCAGTTCGAATGTGGGTTGCAAGAGAAAAAAATGGAGCGTTATTTTTGTTCTGTGAAAAACCAAAAAAGAGTAAATCTTACTGGATAAATTCAAATACGTTCAATAGTCTAGTACTCCCAAAAGAAGCTTTTCCTAGTGTAAAATGGGAAGACAATGAACCTACAAGAGTAATTATTAGATTAGCGTAGTATGATTATAAGAAGAAACACTTCAGAAAATATACTTGCCACTATTAGTGAATCACTAGTAATAATAGTTGTTATAATTATAGTAGCAGTATCATTAGTCAAATATTCTAATAATAAAGACTATTACAACTATATAGAACTTAAAGCACAGTATAAGAACTATATTGTGACTAATAAGTATATACGGAACTCAGACACTTATGTGTTAGAACTCATGAACCCTTTTAGTAAAAAGACTAAAGAGGTATATGTTAGAGATTATCTATATTATAATACTTATTTTGTAGGAGATACTATAAAATGACAAGAAGTAAAAGCCAAAAGTATATATATCTATGTAGGTATAATAAGAGTAAGCCTTATCGTGTGATAATACGTCACAATGGTGAAAATATCCAAGTGGGAACATTTGCTACATTTCCTGAAGCTATTGAAGCTCGAAACAAAAAATTACAGGAATTAGGAGCAAGAGTACCTATTGGACCTCTTACTAGAGTAGGTATTAAAGCATCTATCAGAAGATCTATAGAAGATTTAGAATTAGTAGCTAAGTCAATAAAGAATATAGATAGAGTTAGTTTTAATATAGTATCTAATCAAATTGAACAGTTATCCAAAATGTTAAACAAATACTAATCAAAATTATGTTTGAACAAGTAAAAGATTACAAAAGTGCTTGTAAAGTATTAGGTATTAAACCTATTGACAAGCGTAGGAAATTAGAGGAGCATGTACTGCTGTATATACAGCTATGTACTATTACTCAAGCAATTAACTTTATTGCTAACGGTAATAAACCATGGATACCAGAGTACAAACAAAGTAAACTAATTAAAACATGGTACAGTTGGTGGCAGATTGATTGGGACAAGATTAAAGATGGTTCCAGTGCGGATTTCTTCCTTCTGTTTTCTGGCGTTGGCGTTGGTAATGCCGCTGCTGGTGTGGATACACATCTACGATTTATTAGTGAAGATGCCGCAGAATATGCAGCTAAAACGTTTAAACCATTATATATGAAACATATCTTTGGAATCGATTAATTTATTATTAACTAAAAACATTTATCAAAAATGGAAAGCCAAAACAAAAACGGGCTTATTTATGCCCTAATTTTCAGTATTATCGCTTTCATTGTTAGTATCGGTACTGCTATTAGCGTACGTACTAATATTATGGACGATATTAAAGATGCTATTAACCCTGATAAGGTTGAAAGTGTACAAACTACGGATACAACAACGTATACCGAACCGGTAACTATCGATGACATTCTCCAGTTCCGAAAGGATATTAAAGAACAATCTCGATATGATTCAATATTTATGAATATGCCGGATGTAGCCCTTATTGCAATACTTATGAAAGGAGGCACTGAAATGTCGAATAGTGACATAGCCAAGGAGTATTTGCAAAACAGGAAGGACTACGATAATGTAGAATTTGGTGCACAAATTAATGATACTTATAAACAAAATAAGATTACACCAGATTCTATACCGAGGAAATCTACGGCTGATATACCTATTAAAGATGAATAAAAATGTCCTTTATATTTAGTTATTGATAATTATTGCACTTGTTCGTGAGAATAGGTGCAATTTCTCAAATAAATATCTTCAGAAAATGACAAACCTGTGGGGCGTAAGTAGAATGCATATCGCATCTTTATACCCTTGAATACGGTAATAGTGGATAAAGTACGAGATATCCGTATTTGTATTCTATGATCGTGCAGACGTTAAAATCAGGTACTCCAATAAGATTTAGTTTTGCAGCTATTTCTGCTTATGAGTTAAAACTAAGGGAGAGCTTAAAATTAAATTGAGACTATTCTAGTTTCGGTAAATAAGTAAAAAGCGTTTTACGAAGTCTCTTATTAACAAATGTATGGTGGATATTAACCATTAAACAAAAATCCAGAATATCCTGGTCGTCGTCAATTGAGTTATTAACTTTTAAATATTTAAAAGATGAGTATTTTAAAAAAAATTTATTTTAAGTGGAAAGCATTTAAAATGCGTTCTCGGGCTAAATCAGAGGCTCATAAAAAGCTCTTTAGTAGTCCACTAGCCTATACAAGGGCTATAAATGAAATTGATTGTCTTATTAATGGACATCAATGGAGTAGTGAATTCAATCCTAAAACAGAGCTTAATAAGCGGTTTAAGGATAGAGTATACTGTAAACATTGTGGGGTTCGTTATTATCAGCATACTTATAAAGAGGCAAATTAACTATGGTACGAATTTATAAAAATGATATTGCTTATATTGTTTGTGAAGTAAAGATATTCAAGAATGATATATCTATTGATACTACAAATAGTATAATCAATGAGTCCTACATAAAACAAATTATCAAAGATCCTAGTGATAATAGTACTATAATATCGTTAGAAGGTAGTTTTAGTATTATTGTAAATGAGAACTATGATGATTTTATCATTGAGTTCTTCCGTCCGGATCCTATTGCAATTAACAAACAACTAGCAGAAGGAAAACAAAACAAGATAGGTTTTCAACATATTAATCAATAATATTATGAGAATAGTAATTTTTGGTATTAAAGATGATTCACTCACTAGTGAAGAGATTAAAAAATCACTCTCTAAAGCATTTCCTAATGAATGTGGAAATATTGTAGCTATAGAAACAAGCTATATTGCTGGAAGAGAAAACTGTGAAAGTCAAGATAGTGCTTTTATCAGGGCTTGTAAACAACTTTGTGTTGTATGTGGTGATCCTACTGAAGAGGAAGCATTCAGAGGAGCATTTTGGAAAGCGTTTTTTGTTGATAAGGCTATTGAGCCTATTATCCTTAAAACAGTTGCTACTGGTCCACGATCAACGAGAGAGTACAATGCACTGAAAGGCATGAATGCAACATTCCTTCCGAAGCTTGCTATTTCAGCATTAACAACCCTTAACGAAATGTAATTATGGGAAAAACATTTAAAGACAGCGCTTATATGATTAAGTCTGTAAACAAGAGAACGAAAACGACACGTAGAGCTAAATTACAGCCCTATGATCGTAAATCTTTCAAATCTATGAGCCGTGAGTAAATTAATCTGTAACCGGAAATTAAAAGCAACTACTCTTAATTTAATTAAGAATGATTGCCCGTTACAATGTAACAAACAACATTGTGATGTATGTCAATTTAGAGATGATAACTCTGAAAGGACACAAGCTAAAGTAGTTACTGTCAGTGCTCCTTCGCCAGAGGCATATGGCAGAGAATTATATTATTAACCCTAAACAAGTTAGTATGGTGCAGTCAACCCAAGCTACTATTTACCAACCAAAACCCTAATGGAAGCTTAGAAATAAGCAAGAGTACAATGGACTATACAACGGTCAACCAGGTATTACTATCTAGGTCAGGTGAAGGAAAGGGGGTTGCCTATGAATAAGGAATACGAATAAATAGGATAGTAGTACTAAGGGTATATAGCTTTGGTCGGCTATATACCCACAAATTTAAAAATTACATATATGAAATGGTTTTATCGTATACTATTTGTATTGTGTCTTCCTATATTGATATTTCCTATGTTAATATGGGAAAGTCGTATATATGCACCTGATTGGTTCATAAAATGGATAGATAAAATGTATTAAAGAAATTGACTGTTAGGTCTATTAAATCGTCGTTTGGACACGGGTTCGATTCCCGTATGCTCCACTATGTTCGTTCGACTCGAACCAGTGGCAGCTCCTGTGATGGGTAACTCTTCCTCATGTGTGAAATAACACAAATGGCAACTGAGCTGCAATCGGGGCATTATGGTTTTGACAGCGACATAGAGGAAATAGAATAGGTCAATAAGCAGATAACTGGCAATACAAGTTATGTAACAGATTACACTCGCTTAGTAGCGTGATAATCTGAACGGCTCGCCATTGTCGTAAAAGGCTGGGGTAAGTAGTTTCATAAGGCTTAGAAACGCTAACACTGATAAGGTTAGAGAAGAGAGGTTCGAATCCTCTCCTTACCACTATTTAATTATCAAAATTATGAGAACGGTTAAACAAATAAAAGCTCGTAAAAGGAACTTTACAATTATGTATCTTACTGGTGTATTAACAATGCTTAATTACATCGATAAGCAAATGAGAAATTATGTATTAAAAGGTGCTTTAAACAGTACACGAATTAGCATAGAGTACTTACTAATTCTCATTAAAGAAACAAATTATGAAGATTCCTTTTATGGTGAAACTCAAAAAGATGTAAAGTATGAGTGTAAAGAAAGCAATCAATGACATCCTACCTCAAGAGTGGGATTATGTTCTTAGAAAGAACAAAGTTCTAACAAGAGTAATAGATTTAATCTATGAAAATTGTATACCTCAAAGCTGGCGTAACAATAGAATGCATAAGCGTTCTGTTGAACGCATAAGACATCTAATTCGCAATTGTCCTTTTATAGATTGCTTTGATGCAAGAGCAACTAGTGAAGGATACGATTTTTGGAAAAGAATTGATTTAGAAATTATAAATTATAAAGAACAATGTCGGTAAAGAAAATTGAAATTGTTCCTTGGGTAAGGTTTAACGCTCAAGGAGTCAAAGACGAATTAGAAGCTTTAGCTCAGTCTTGTATCAGTAAAATGGATTTTCTTTCTCAGATTAAGGATAAATATGAACTTTCTTTATCTGATGCAAAGGTAGTAGCAGACAAATTTTTCAAAAAGGAGGAATAAAATATGTTAGAACTTAAAAAACCAGGCTTATATATAGCCAATGGAAAGAACATTAGTGTTCTAGTGAGAATTGCAGGCACTGCGCCATGTTTAGTTGCTGTCAGAGGTATTTTGCTGAATGATATGCAAAAAGACGGTACTATCACAGTACTAGAAAAAGACAGTCTTGAACTACAAGACATCGTAGCTAATCCGAAGTCATATGTATTTGACTATCCCTCTGTAAGTGAGGCAGTCAAAAATGCATTAGGCTTAGAGGCTACTGAGAGAACTAAGATTGAGTATACGGAACAAGAGTTTAACGATTTCATTCAGGCTTATAAGAACAACAGAAAGATGTTCCCTGAAGATTATATTGTGAAAACTCAAGTTGTATTCATTAACAAAGGTTTCTCAAAATCTCAGGCAGATATGATTATTGCTCAAATTGAAACAAGGTTAAGGCTTCAAGGAGAGTTGTAATATGAATGTCATTGAGTATTTGCAAGATAAATTGGAGCCTGAATATAGGTTCTATTCAAGTACGTTACCTATAGTAACTACACCTGATATGCCTGTACCATTTATAATAAATGAAAAGGTATATGGATGTGGTAAATTTAACATAGGTTCTACCTGGTATAAGTTAGTAAAAGATAATTCTATAGAAGGTGCAATATTCTATGGATTACCTAATGCTCTTATTACTAGGATTAAACATCCAGAAATAGCTACTATAGCTAAAAGAGTTCAAAGTAAGATATTAAATGTTATGATTACTGATATTCATAACTCAAACTCTAAAACAGAGTTAGTACAGTTAAGAATTGCGGTAAACATGATTATGAATTTAACTTATCTTGATTCCGATAAAAGACTAGAATGGTCTAATTGGATAAAAGAACTCTATTGGAAAAGAAAAGCTGTAATTAATCAATATATATTGGATTACATCCTTCCTTTCTGATCCTAGGATTACGGCTATTGAGTTAGCCGTAGTCCACTAAAAATCTAGCTACTATGAAAGAAGAAGAAAAGCTTCTTGTAGAGCAAGCTAGAGAAGGTTCCGAAAAAGCTTTTAATACACTTTATAATAACTATTATAAAACAGTCTGGTATACTGCTAACAATGTAGTACATAATTCAGATGCAGCAGATGATATAACATCTATGGTATTTACTAAAGTATATTTAAAGTTACAATCTTATACTAATCATATTTCATTTGAAATGTGGTTAAAGACAATTACAGTTAATACTGCAATTGACTATATAAGACGGAATAAAAAAGAGCAGTTAAATAACTATATTGATGATGAGGAGTCAAAGATTCAATTAAGCGGATTAGAACACAGTCCAGAAGATGATATGATATTTCAACAGAATATTAATATTGTTATGGAATGTATTCCTCGTCTTAAGAAAAAGTATAGAGATTTAATATATGCTCGACTTGATGGGAAATCCTATCAGCAAATTTCACAAGAGCTTGCCATACCAGAAGCAACAGTTAAAACCTGTTTAAATAAGGCAAGACAAAGACTAAAACAATTATTTAACCAATATTAACCAATACTTACAAATTATGGCAAATTCATTTGGTCTATTGCTTGCTGCAATAGTGATATGTTTCATCATCGCAAGATTGATGAAAGATGCCAAAGCCTTTTCTAGATTAATGGCCATTCTAGTAATAGGCTTACTTGTAGGTGCAGGAGTTAAAGAAGTATATAAGGAATGTACTTCTACTCCTGAGAAAGCTGCAGTGGCTACTGTAGAATCAGCCCCCACGTATAGTAGTAATACACCCGTTGTTTGGAATGTATTACCTTGCAATCAGGACTATACGGGTAAGGAAAACAAGGCTGAACGTGACAGTACAGTAACTGAAGCAGAAGGATTACCTACAGCGAGAACTGAAAGTAAATTTATAGATGACTCGTGACTGCAGAGATTACATCTCAGAGTTAATTTATTTTATTTACAAGTATATAACCTATTAACTTATAGCGAAGGAGCGCTACATTATCAAAATGGCAAAAGTTAGTAAAAAAGCTGAGAAATTAGCTAAGAAAAATAAGGCAAAGGTTGAGGAACCGTCAAAGACTCAAGATACTGTAGCTACTACAGTAGAAGCGCCGAAACCTGATGAAAAGCCTGCGGAAGTAGTGGAAAACAAAGAAACCAAAGATAAACCGCAGGTTAAGGACGAAAAGACCAAGACCGAAGGGGAAGTTATTGTTCCTGAAGTAGTAAAACCGGAAAGTGTTGCTATCACAACATCTACCTCATTGGGTGGAATGCTTGGTAGTGATGGCTCTAAGGACCGCATTGACAAGAATCATGCGATTGAGCTTATGGGCATTATTCGGAACGAGTATTTGACTAACCCAGAAACTCCTGAAAAGGTAAAAAAAGCAATGAAACGTCAGTTTGACGTTATGACATCTGTTGCTTTAGTACAGTATTTCACTCAGCTTGAAGGCGACTTCCAGACTATGGGAGTACGTATTAATGCCGAAATGCGTGAACAAGCAGAACGCGTTCTTGGTGAATACCTTGGCATTAAGGTGAAGTATATGCAGGCAAATGATAATTCTCGTCAGTTAGTACTTGAGTTCAAGGAAGTGCCTGAGGAAGTGAAGGAAAACGCTAGAAAGGATGCAGCTGCAGCTAAGGAAGAAATTCCTGAACCAGATCCTAATATGCCAGCTGCAGATAAGTTGAAAGCTCTCCGTACTATTTTCTCACAGAAAGAAGGTATCGGAAAGAACTTCCTTCAAGGTATTGAATGGGGACGTAAGGCATTCTCATTCAGTAAAGAAGAAAAGAAGGCCGTTGTGCTTGCAAATCTCATTAAGAGTGGAGCAGATGCAACACTGCTTACCTGCATAAAAGGTATGGTAGGAGGCAAGTTGAATACTGAGCATAGCATTCTTGGTGCACATGCCTTGTTGAAGGGCTGGTGTCCGAGTGTTAGTGATGCAGAAATTGCAGAACTTATTCAGGTAATCGTTTCAATCAATTCTGAAAAGAAATTGAAGGAATGGAACGAGAGAGCCGGTGACAATCTCAAAACAACCTTAGAGAAAGAACTCAGTGCCGTTACTCTCAGTATTCTTACTGCAAACGCAGATAAGGCTATTGATGCTATCCTGAAAGGAAAAGATGATGAAGTAACTGTTATGAATGCTGATCAGAACGGCTTTGTAACTATTCATCCATCTGCTATTTACAAGACACTTGTTTCTACATATGGCGATTCTCCAAGTATCCTCAAGGATAAAGTCGCAGAACTTGTCAAATATTATGCGAAACCTATCGCAAGGTTTGCAGATTATGTAGACAAAAGTGCCTATTCCGACAAATAATCAATATGAAACGGATTAATTTGTGGATCACACTATTCGTAGTGTGTCTTGGAGGATTTATTGGATTTGATCCAAATTCTCCGTCTCAAACTTTAGATGCAAGTCAGACTATGATTCGTTGGGTAGACGTACCTAAAACACCAGTAGACGTACTTGGTTTGAATTCTAAGTCTATCAATATCAATCTTAAGGATGAGACTGTATCTGTTGACGGTGACGTCAATAATACTTCTGTGACAATTACAAGGGACGTTGAAACACTCCCGGAGTTTAAAACCAAGGTAATTGAAAAGGTAATTTATTTACCTGAAGACATTGCCTATAGAACTAAGTTTTTTAACAGGTTAATGCCTATTAATAAAACTTTACCAGTTAAAAACTGGTAATCTGCCGAAGATAAACGCAGACCGCTAATAGAGATGCACAAGCGGTATATAAGAGCTATAAGTGTAAAAATTCATTACTTGAGCCTGACTAAGCCGTGTGATGTGAGCAATACAGGATACTGAAATGTATAAGTAATAGCAAACACTATTCTATTTATACTATAGTATGATAACTTGTTGTGTTATAAAATTGTTCTATAACTGAAGAAGCAACAAGAAAATGGGAGAGCGTGCGTAACCCATAAGTGAGAACCGACTGGTGACTAAAAGACGCAGATGTGGAAGGAGCAGCTATCGCATCTAAACAAGGCAAAGGGGTATCGTTCACCTCTATACATATCCGTTTTAGCTATTTCAAAAGCAGAATCACGAAGGGATGTGAACACGTGCTGTATGTTGTCATTTAAATCTGAATCGACTAGCATTCTAGGGTAGTCTCCAAAACTCCCCTGTGCAGGGCGGTAACCAATCCGTTGGCCAAAGAATACTAACCTAGTGTTTTACATATATTTAAAATCTTCACTCGTATCGAAGCGCATGATTCAATTGGGAATGGACATTATTTGTCTAAATATATGTATATAAAGGGGTAAATTATATAATAATGAGCAGAAATTGAGACAAGACATGGCTGAGTAGCAATGATCCATATAGAACTTCATTTGTATTGAAGCTATATGACTGATTAACTGGATTAGGTGCAAAACCTATACGCAATACAGTGAACGTAAGAGTTAGCTGTTTGGGAGAAATCCCTATGGAAAGTAAATTGCGTGTCTTACAGCTTGAGATATTTCATATATAGTTGCAATTACTATACTGTTTATGACAAATAAGCAGAATGAAGTTAAGGTTATTATATAATAAAGTGACTTGTCAGTAATGTCACTATAAAATCTAACGTGCTTTGCACTGGAGTATAAACTGACTAGCGCCTGAAGTCCGCGATAAGACTATTGGTTGATAGATATAGGATTAGTATAAATATATCTATTTCGAAAGAAAAGGGAGTGGGCCAGGACCACTATTAAAACTTGGAAAGTTGAAGTAAAGTTACTTTAGTACTAAGGTTTGCTATAAATAATTTGGTAAGAGCTATGCACTCCAGCATAGAGCAGGATCTTACAAAGCATCCTAGAGGCCGACACGAAGCAGAGTGGAAGTAGTCTGTGTATTGCCTTAATAAGCAGCTTGCATATTAAAGAGAATATGAAGAAGGTAAGACTTATTAATGAGTGCCTACGCTGAATCGAACAGCTATAACAAATAAGGAGAGTGCCAACATATTTAACTTAAAAACAATAGGGAAGTTCAATGGTAGTAAGTTTGACAAGCTTACAAGCCACCCCGCTATCGAAGAACCTTGCTACATGAAATTTCGTAAAGTAATATGCGCAACATATTACCTAAGAAGATCGCTGAAACGATGCTTTAGTACCTCTCATTAGGGTATGTCGTTGAATGGTTGGAAATACCATGAGGTGAAGTAGTAACCCGAGATTTGTCGCAATGTCGGAAGTGAATTTGTCCGGAAGTGGGTGTCTTGAAAAATTAGGCAGCTTTTGTAACAGTGTTTTAGTAACGTTTCTCAACAGAAACGACCCTCATTCGCCAGATCCTATTTAGGATAAGAATGTTGTAATTCCTATATGCCTGTAGACATACCAGTTGTCGATGATAGGCTCTGTATATTATACTAGTACAATACTTATGCTAGATTATATGATATATGGTACGGCGTTTTCGTATTGAAAGTTCAGCTTAACGTAAAAAAGGTCTGAATGAATAAGCAAGAGTTGATAGACTTTTTGTAAACAAATAATTCTATCTATAAACATACAGAGTATTTTTATAAATTGACATATTTTAATCGTTTAAGTGAAAGTAGATAGCAGAAGAACAGTTGACTCATACGTCTTATGAGTAAAGTCCTACGGGGAATACTGAGTATGAAGAATCAAGTAAATTACAGATTTTATCAGACATTAACAGATTTACAAGTAAACTTCAGAATATGCAATAGCATTACGATCTAGTAAGTGAGTTCTACTATACTTATACACATTAACAGTAAATTACAGATTTTATCAGACATTAACAATTCGTCGTATTACTGAATACATTATTGAGATTAATTAACCTCTTTCAAAGCTTTATTAAAGCGGCTCTAAGAGACTGAGCAGGTTAGCAGAATAAGAGTAATACGCTAAATTTAAAAATTAGTATTAACAAAAAATGATTGTATCTCGCTAAGAAATCAATCTTAAAATCAAGTAGGAGATATTAAAATGGAAAAAGCAACTATTAACGGTGCTATGATTGCTCCGTATCGGGCAGAGTTAGAAACTTGGAATCTTATCGGTAAGAAGATTCTGACAGTAAAAGCAGAACCGGCTGATTTGGAATATAATGACAAAGTTCGGGCAAATGAACTTCGTCTTGTTCGGCCGATTATGAAGTATGTAATCGAAGAAATTGACATTACGGGTAGTCGTATAACTTGTCTTCCTGACGGCTGTACGCCGGTCATTGAATTGAACAATGATCCGTCTTTGCAGTTCAAAATTGGACCCGCCAAGTTCAATGAAGTAAACAATGAAACTATCGCTCAGGCTATTGAGTTCAATAGTAAACCGACTACAACTGGTCGTGCTCCAATCTTCTTTACTGATTATCTGAAGTTGACTGAACATGTCAACCGTCTGAACGGCTTCGAGATGGAAAAGGCTGATCAGATTGCAGAAGAGATGTTAAATCTCTCCAAGATGCTGAAGGAACTTAACAATCTTCAGGCTTCTAACTGTGATCGTTATTATGACGAGCTCGGTACTCCGATTAAAAAATAACGAAAAGTTCTCGTAAAGGATGAAAATACTTTCTGATTCTAAGAAATTATTACTTGAACTCCTTTTGAAAGATACTCGTATTAGTAGTGAAATTCTTCTTAATGGAGAAATTCCTGAGTCTATTAAGGTTCATGACGATGGGTCAGTAACCTTTTATAGAAGTAGACAGCATTGGTGGAGTTGGCTGTTTCAGGATAAAAAAAATTACGAGTTTCGGGAGTTGAGTACAATGATGCTTGCAGCTTATAGCAAGTATCTACCGCCAAATAAGTATCTCAATAACATTCTTACTCAGAAAGTTATTGAAGAAGCTTATAAGACTCATGATTATGAGTCAGTTATCAATCGATTTGCTTTGTATGCTTTTCTAGGTGTAACAGAAGGGGATTACAAAATTAGTAAAACTATGCTGATAGACGATGATCCACAGCAACAGCAAAAAAATGCGCGTGGACAAAAAATAGGCTCATGTATTGGCTATCTTAATTTAGGTGGTGGAGACATGGCAATCAATATTAATCTCATAGAAGATTAATTATTCATGAATAAGTATTAGCAGATGTACGCTTATTCCATGCTTAGAATTGAATAGACTCATCAAAAGAGTATTTAGTAGATATGTAAAGACTATAGTAAATAGATGTAAATGTTATTAAAGTAGTTATGTATCGAATAAGAAATGGAGATGTTTATATAAAACCACAAGAGCCCAAGATGATGGGTCAGGGCTTCTTGGTTTTTTTATCTGCTAGTAGATAATGACCGTAAGGTTAATAAGGCAAGCTTGAAATAATTAGAGCTACTCTTTCGATAGAGCTACTAGCACTACAGGTAAGCGATTTCTAATATACGTTATTTTAATCAAGTATTAACTTTTTAAAAATCAACATATATGACAAGATCAATTACAACAAATATTAAGCCAAACATACTCATTACAAAACGTGATAAATTAACTGCAGAGATTACTCGTAGCTGGCGAATTATAGCTACAGAGAATGTAGTTAAAAAAGGTTTTACTCGTAATTATGATTTACGAGCATTACTAACTCATATTCGTGCTATGTACGAAGAGCTAGTAATTCTTAAGTTACGAATCCAGTGTGCTAATATGGGAATGAAGTTTAAAGATCTTCCTAAAGATGCTAACATTATTAACATTTATAAGCTATCTGCTTTAAATGAATTCTATGTTAAGCTAGGTGAAATGGCTAAGGAGCACACAATTAATCCTGTACTTAAGGCTAAAAAAGGAAAACGTAATTTAGGTATTACTGAAGAACTTACGCGTACATATTTCCGTAATATGCAAAATGGGTGTTTGTTAACATTGAATAGTTTGCGTAAAGCAATTGCTGATTTCAATGACAATACAGATTTGAGTGATGATTCTGCACCTTTGTATTTAGTAGCATAACATTACTCTTTGTTGTTTTTCATAAAAATTTTAAAAATTAATGAGTGAAAGGAGTAGTAGGAATATTACTCCTTTTTATAAAATATTACAACTATGAACAAAACTGATCAACAGAAAAATAATACATATATAGACTACTGGACAAAAACCGGTAAGTCTTCTAAAGAAGCTAATCAATCTATTAAGATTGCAAAGACTGTAACTTATACAGATAAAAGTGGTACAAAACGTACTCGAACTACATTTCAACATCCTATTTTAAAGGATATTACGTTTAGTAAACCGCATATTAGAAATAGCGGTCTTACTGAGGAAGAGAAGAAGGAACGCTTTGACAAAGCTCCTTTCAGTGACTATCATGACAAACTGATTAACTCTACTTATAGTAGAGAGAACCGTATAGCTAAACAGCAAATGCTAAAGGCTATTCATGATGAGAAAATACAGAGTATTATGTTTAAGAAAGCAACGCATAAACTTGCCGTAACTAAATATAACCAAGGAGATTGTCCTAATTTATTAGTAGTAAAATTATATGATAGTAATAATCTACCATATGATTTTAGTAGTACACCATCTCGACTCAGTTTAGAGGAACTTCGCAAGAAAGCTGAAACTATGAACTTAGAATTCAGCAAGTCAATACGAAACTATGCTGGAATTGAAATTTGGGAAAAATCAGAATATATGAAGAAATATAATGGCGGAAACTATCGTTTCTGTATATTCCGAGAAAAACAAGACAGTAAATCAGAAAAAGAAACCAAATTAGCAGCATAATGGATGAAATTACAGCATTAGACATTATCAGTATTAAGCGAGAAGCAGCAAAACTTATTCGAGTAAATACTGAAATACGTGAAGGACAAGCTATATACATAGCAGCTCAGAAAATGTTCCCTAAAGCAGTTGATAAGTTGAAACATACTAAAGTTGATTGCTTCTATGAAGATTCTAGAATAGATTTGTTTCTACTAGAGTTACAGAAATTAAACAATAATTAAAGCCAGAGCTAGGAAACTAGCTCTTATTGTGGGGTGGAGCAGTGGTAGCTCGTAAGAAGAAAATATTATTATGAAAGATTAGAAAAGAAAAGGAAGAATAACCGAATTATAGGTTTATGCAAAATTACTTCAATATGGAGAAATAAGTATACCATATGGTAATAATTGTAGATATGATTGCATTTTGGATATTAATGATAAGTTACTAAAAATACAGATAAAGACAGCTCATAAAGTGTCTAGTACAAAGTTTAGTATTCCATTTTGCAATAGTAGAATGTCAGCACATGGCGTAGTTAAAAAAGTATATACTCCTGAACAAGTAGATTTTATTGCAACTATTTGGAAAGATCAATTACTGTTAATACCAGTAACAGGAGAAAATAAATCTATAATGTATATCAGTGAAATTTATCCTGATAATGGTATTAAATCTACTGTAAATCTAGTCTAGTATTTCTTACCTGAAATACAATTAAAACAATATTTATAATATTTTAACCTTAAGGTCGTAGGTTCGAATCCTACCCCCGCAACTAACTAAACTTTAATGATATGCAAATACGTGGAAAGACGGTATTTGTATTCGATATCGAGGTATTTCAAAATATCTTTCACTGTTCTGTTAAAAATACAGAAACAGGAGAAATATATAAGTTTGAAATCTCTGAAAGAAAGAACCAACTAAGAGAATTAGTAAAGTTCTTTAAACAAGTAGATTCTTACATAAAATGGGGAGATTTCTATACTACAGATTTAGAAATAAAATCTGAGATTATCTTTTGTGGATATAATAATCTACATTATGATAATCCTATAATAAACTATATTATAGAGTATGAAGATAAACTCATGAGTTATAATGTAGCTACAATATGTAGTTCTATATTTAACTTAAGTAGGACTATTACTACTTCTACAGAGGATGATATAGAAGCTTGGAAACATTGGAAGTATCAGATTTGGTTTGATACTTTTGATTTACTTACTATGCTTTACTCTAATAAACTTAGAGTAGGTTTGAAGGAAATTCAAGTAACTATGCAATATCCTAATGTACAAGAATTTGTATGTGACTGGAGTAAGCCTCTTCCATTAGAAGATTTTGACAATATGATTGATTATAATATCAATGATATTGAATCAACTACAGAGCTTTTAAATAGATGTAAGAAAGATATTGACTTACGTATAGCTATTGAAGACGAATACGGTGTACGAGTCCTTAGTAAGGATGGTGTAAACATTGGAATGAAGATTTTGACTCAAAAGTATCTTGAAAAAACAGGTTTAACCTGGTGGGATATTGAGGGATTAAGATCACCAATGGATTATATACCATTAAAGGATGTAATACTACCGTTTATTAATTATGATAGTCCTATCTTACAGGAAGTACTAAATGATATGAAAAATCAGATAGTGTCTCCTGGTAGAAAAGGCTATGAAAACAACTTCGTATTTAATGGTTTACGTTATACTGTAGGAGTAGGAGGGATTCATTCTAAAAATGATCCTGAAATTATTATTCCTAAAGAAGACGAAATGCTCATTGACATCGATGTCGCATCACTATACCCAAGTATGTTAATAGAATATGGATTTTACCCTAAACATTTAGGTCCTGAATTCTTAGAAGTATATTCTCAAATTAAAGATGAGAGAATAGAAGCAAAACATAATGGAGATAAAGTGAAAAATGAGACATTAAAGTTAGCGTTAAATGGTTTGTCAGGTAATCTACAAAATCAACATAACTTCTGTTATAGTCCTTTCGCAGTAATGCAAATTAGGATAAATGGACAGTTATTATTGCTAATGTTAGCTGAAAAGCTGACACAAATAGGATGCCGAATCGTCCAGGCAAATACTGATGGTCTATTTGTATTACTTAAGAAGAGTATATATGAACAGGCTAATAAGATTTGTCGAGAATGGGAACAACTTACAAGACTTACTCTTGAAGAAGAGCGTTTTGAAGCTATGTACCAATATGCAATTAATGACTATATTGCAGTTAAAGAAGGATATAAAGAAACTAAAAATCCTGATTTAATTAAAACAAAAGGTATGTTTATTACTAAAGTACTATTAGGTAAAGGATTATCTGCAAAGATAATACCTGAAGCTATCATAAAGTACTTTGTAGATGGTATACCAGTAGAAGATACTATAAAAGGATGTACGGATATACGTAAATTCTTGATGTCTGAGAAAACTGGTAAACAATGGCATGTTGAATACATGAACCAAGAACAACAGCGAACTAATCGTTTCTATGCATCTACTAATGGTGGATACTTATGGAAATGGAAACCTGATTCTACATATAAAAAGGGAGATATATGTTATACTCCTGGATATTATGAAACAGGTATAGAAGGTAGCGGAAGAGAGTATGTACATACTGGTAAACAATATCAGAATATGCTTACTGCATCTGGTGTTACTCTTTTGAATAAGTTCGATGATAAACCAATTGAAGAACGCAAAATTAATTACAGATATTATCTTAGAGAAGCTCTAAAGATAATTGAAGAATTACAACCAAGACAATTAGAACTGTTTTAACAGAATCTAACATATTGTATCAAAATTTTAGGATTGTCATAAACTTTAATGCTTATGATACTAGAACTAGATACATCTCTATTAAACAAGTATAATATTTCAATAAATCAATTAGTATTTATTTCTCTTGTATTGAATGATAATCAACCTAATAATCAAGACATTCAGGAACTTCTCAGCCGAGTTAATGAAGAAGAGATACAAGAGTTAATTCAACGTAACATTGTTGTAGTAAATATTTCTGACAACAATCAAATTTATAGTCCTTCAGAAGAACTACTTAAGTCTATTAAAAAAGATAGAGAAAGTATGTTCAATGAGTTCTATGAAGTATTTCCAGTTTATGTTACAAGGCCTGATGGTACAAAAGGCTTTCTAAGAGCTAATATAAACAAATGTAGAAAGGAATATAACCGTATCATAGGTAAATCCAAAGCAATGCATAATCATATTATGGCTTGTCTGAGGTACGAAATAGATGATAAAATGCGAACAGGCAAAATAGGTTATATGAAAACTATGTGGAAATGGCTTACTCAACATGAGTGGGAATGTTACGAAGAGCAAATGAACTTAGAACAACAAACAGCAAATAGTTATGGAACAGGAATCCTTTAAAACATTACCGTTTAAAACAATAGCTGAAGTAGCAGATGAATCTGTTAGATATATTCAAGCTAGAAAGGATAAGACAATTGTGCCTTTAAAAACACGATGGTCTAAGTTCAATAAAGTTTGCTGTGGTGGATTAGAACCAAATATGATTTTAACAATTGCAGGAGGTTCAGGTTCTGGTAAATCAGCATTTGCAAATACGCTTGAAACTGATTTAATTGATTTGAATACCGATCAGGATATTGTAATCTTAGATTTTTCGTTTGAGATGCTTAGTTATAGACAAATTGGTCGAAAGTTAAGTAATCGATTAAGACGCACTACCTCGGAATTATATAGTGCGAATGACAGTATAGATGATGCTACTTTAGATAAAGTTAAAGAAGAAGCAGAAAAAATTAAAAAGTATCAAATATTTTATATTGATACTCCTAGTACTGTAGAAAGTATCGAAAAAACTATAGATTATTTTCACGAAACAATAGCTAAGGATAAATGGCTTATTGTTATACTTGACCATGCCTTACTTGTAGAAGGCGAAAGTGAACGTGGAACAATAGTCGATTTACAGAAAATGTTTATTCGTAAAAAGAAATTATCTAATACGAGTATTATACAGATTTCACAGATGAATCGAAATATTGAACAACCTGATAGGATAAACAATCCTTCTATGCATTATCCTATGCGTAGTGATTTAGCTGCATCAGATGCAATATTCCAAGCTAGTGATTATGTGATAGCTTTATCACGTCCAGAATTACTTAATATACTTAGCTATGGAGTTAATCGCTTACCTGTAAAAGACAAGGTATATCTTCATTTCTTAAAAGTAAGAGATGCTGGAGAACCATGTATATTAGAGTTTAACAATGAGCTTAAGTATGGTAATCTGATAGAAGCTAGTCCGAGTACTACAATGCAGCATACAGTAGTATTTAATAATAAAGTAGGCTGAAATTATGAAAAATATTTTAACTATATCTCTTCCGAACAAAAAGTGTGATAAGAATGGTATTTATAAGAACTATTTGCTAAAGCGTTTAGCTCTTACTTATCCTGAGTTGTTAATCGATGGTATCGATACTGAAGAGACACCGTTTAGTTATCAGTATATTGGACCAAGCGATAAGATTCGTTTTGGTGCAGACTTATATTCTGCATGCGACGTAGCTAAGTATCGGAAGTGTACTTATTGTCCGTTTGCAGAAGAAAACTATAGCCTTGCAACACAGTTTGAATTGGCTATGAAAAAATTAGATGATTACGCTAAACTTCGCCGTGATTATCGTAAACCGTTATATGATTTCCGTTTGCCGGATGGTACTCCTGTTAAAGAGTACGGAAATTTTATTCAGGTAGGTTATAAGCTTATCCCGAAGTATAATCGTGGATATATTATGTCTTTACCTCGCGAAGAAAAGACTATCATTAATAACGTTATTGTTATGATTAATAACAATACTGAAATTAATGCTTCATTAAATCTTTAATTTACTTTACAATATCAGATTCTTTCAGATTATATCAAATACTATCATATTAGATGTAAAGTAGTATAACCTAATTTATTATGTTAATACTACCAACTGAAAAGAATAAACCAAAGGTGCAGAATCCACGATTTCTGATACTTTTCGGTAAACCAAAAGCTGGTAAAACGACTTTACTTTCTATGCTTGAAGGTTGTCTCATTATAGACTTAGAAGGTGGTTCTGAGTTCTTAGAAGCACTTTCTATTCAAGCAAGAAGCGTTAATGATTTAGCTGAAATAGCAAATCAAATTAGACAAAAGATTACTCAAACAGGTACAAAACCCTATAAGTATATTGCAATTGATAATGCAACTCGCTTAGAGGAAATCTGTTTACCTTATGCTGCTACTTTATATCGTCAAACTCCTATGGGTAAGACGTATAAGGGTAATGATGTAAGACAGCTTCCTAATGGATCCGGTTATTTATATCTTAGAGAGGCAGTAAAGAAAGTAATTTTTATGTTTAAAGAACTATGTGATAACTTCATCCTCATTGGTCATACTAAAGATAAAATGATTAATAAGGATGGTGAAGAGCTTACAGAAATGGCAATAGACCTAGTTGGAAGATTAGGAGACATTGTTTGTGGTGAAGCAGATGCTGTAGGTTATGTCTATCGTAAAAAGAATGAGACTCATATCTCATTTGAAGGTGGAGATAACTCAGTACGTGAAGCTAGAGCTCCTCACTTAAGAGGAAAGAACATAGTTATTGCAGAAAGTAATGAGAACAATGAGATTACAACTCATTGGGATCGAATCTATTTACCAGAATAAAACACATTGATATGTATAGTAAAGAAAGAGCGCAACAGATAACAAAGAATGACGTTAAGTTTATTCCTGCAGGTATTCAAGAGAATGTAGCATTGAAAAGTGCACGTATAGCTGAATCTCCTACAGGTAGAAAGTTTTTTGAAGTAGTATTTGAGAAAAACGGAGCAACTCTGACTCAAACAGAATGGAAGCCTGATAATAAAAACGGGCAACTTAGTGATGAAGATGTACAGAGAAAGGAAGATAATCAGTTCTCTCGTACTATGCAATTACTTCTTTGTTTTTACAAAGACGAAGAACTTGTATTTAACGGTACTAATTTTGAAGAATTTGCAAAAGAAGTAGTAGACTATTTGAATAAAGCGGATAAGTCTAAACTTCTGCGTGTTAAAATCGTATATAACGATAAGGGTTATACTACTCTTCCGTCATATGCAAAATATACTTTTATTGAGCCTATGATATTGCCTGAAGGTCAAACTTCAGCAATTACAGAACTGCGTATTGATAATTTTACTAAGCCAGTAGTTGCAGATGTTGAGACACCTGTAGCTAATCCGGGTCCTAGTGAAAGCATCAGTATCTCACCTACAGTAGAAGCTGCGGTAGAGAACAACGCAGAAAATCCTTACGGATTGCCGTTTTAATAGGACAATAAAATCCTAAGCCTACGCTAGGCATAATATAGCGATACGTGAGTAGCATACCGCCATGTGAGTCTTTAGACAAAATAATGGATTACTAATAGTATGCACTCACGTTTTTTTATTTGTAGAACTAAAAAATCAATTTTTATATGAGATTATCAAAATTTATTAATAAAACTTTCCTTAAGAAAACAGGTACAGATGCAGAGATAGTAGATACTAAGTACACAATTCAAAACATTAACACCAGAGATGGAGTTAATGTAAAACGAGATGAATTGAAAGTAGGAGATATTATCTATGCCGCTATATCTACTACTATAAAAGAAAATGGAAAGAAAAAGCGATTAAACTTAAGAAAAGATATCTACCAACTTAAAGACTCATATGGTAGATTTACGTTTATCGATTATCTTGGTAATGAGTACAAGACATCTTTGACGGCTATTAAGATTATTAATTATTTATCTGCTAAGCAGAAAGAAGCAGAAATAAATGATTTACTTGATAAGCATGAAAAAGAACTTATAGAAGCAGAGAGACTAAAGTATCTAGAGGAGAGTAAACGACTAGGATTTAAGTTTACTGACCTTGAGCCAGAAGATAAGTTACGTAGAACTATTGACGCTGGCATAAAGAATATATGGATGGTTGGTCCAGCAGGATGCGGCAAGAGTACAATGGCAAGAAATGTAGCTAAAGAGCTAGAATTACCTTACCTTTGTATTAGTTGTGGCATCGGTACTTCGGCTACCGAGTTTATTGGTTATAAGTATCCGACGCGTGAAAAGACTCGTTTTGCAGAATTTTACGCTGAGCCATCTATTATATTGATTGACGAGATAACGGCATTAGATCCTGCAGTTGCACAGATCTTAAATGCAGCGTTAGCTAACGATGAAATTGAGACTACTACGGGCTTAGTTCATCGACATCCAAACTGTATTATTATTGCTACTAGTAATACTTTTGGTTTTGGATGTGATCGTCAATATGTAGCAAATAACCAGTTAGATGCGTCCACTATAGACCGCTTTGTTGGTGGTATTGTAGAGGTTACGTACTCTGCTAAATTTGAAGATAGATACGATGCAGAAGTTGTTGAATATGTTCGAATTCTTAGAGCTTTCGTTCAAGAGCAGAACTTACGAAAAGTATGTTCAACTCGTATGATCCAAGCTGGTCATAATCTTAAGTATCATCATTTCATGGATTGGAAATGGCGTCTGACTATTAACTGGACAGACAATGAGAAAGAGCAGTTAACTAGATGGTTAACTGAAAAAGGAATAGAAAAAGCTAGTAAGAAACGTTAAAACAATTTCTATATGGTAGAATTATCTTATACGTACGATAGCATTAGTAAATTTTATGAAGACGCTCTTCATCCTACACCTGAGGGTAATATAGAAGATACTTTGCGCCACCTACAAACTGAAGAAATAAGCTTTAGAGGTAACGATATTGCAACTATTAAAAAGAGTCAATATAGTTATACTAAAGGTCTAGCTGAAATGAAGAAGCTAGATTTAAATCTTAATTTAGGTGGTTCAAAGAGATCTTATAAATGGGATGAAACTGATGGTGATGATATTAGCTATGATCGACTTATAGACGGTTTTCCAGCTATGAAAAAGCGAGTTAAAAGTCATGGAATAGGAAGTGGACGTTTAGTAAACATATATGTAATAATATCCGAAAACTGTGGTATCGGTTCACAAGAGATGCTCGTTAAAGCTTATACTGCAATGCAGATTGTAGACTTACTCGAGAATCTAGGATATCGTGTAGCAATATATTCTTGTGATTGTACTCTTGATTTAAGTGGTATGTATAAAGGAGAGCAAGGTGTTAAATACACAGTACAAGTATGTTTAAAACGACATGAAGATTCTTTGAATCAAGGATTAATACTTAATGGAATAAGTCCTTGGTTTTTTCGCTATTATTTATTTGCTCATCAAAAGGGCAGATATAAAAATGGTTGGGGAATGGGAAGAGCTGTAGAAATGGAGCTTGAACAGACCAGAGAAAATATTGTCATTAATCATGGAGAGTGTCTAAATAAAAGATCTGCCGATAGCAAAATAAAGCAGATAATAAAATTATTCGGAATAGATCGATACGTTATGCAATAAATAGCAGCTATGCCTAAATCCCGCATAGTGGTGTACAAAGATAGGTGTGAGTCCTATGATACGAAGTTTATTTCGACGTCTTTTTTAGGAAGTATAGCTTTTATCACTAGATGAAAGATTTTACTGTCCTATAAAATGGTAGCAGTACTGAATAGGGAATAGATGACTTCTGTTTAACAGATATAGGGCTATTGATTTCTTGTATTGATTACTACTATTTTCGTGCGAACACAAAGATGTAAAGTAATTTTCCAGAGATTATTCATATATTGTCTAATATTTTTTTAAACTTTACGCCAATGTAAAATAACATATAATAACAGATTTTATCCTATAGTAGTGAGAGCTATAGGATATACGGGAGATGCGTTAACTGTAATAGGTAGTACAGGTCGCCGAATGGGGATAGCGTGTGGTATGGTTCGAATCCATCCTCTCCCACACTAACGCGTACAGGATATGTATGATAAAAGAAGGGTAAAGAAACCCACAGAATGTATTACTTTAGATTATATATTATCTAAGGTAACCGAATACGACATATATGCTCATTACTTAGGGCAATTCAAAGTAGGAGCTATCTATAATAGTCCATTTCGTAAGGATAAAAACCCTTCTTTTGGAGTTTATTATAGTAAGCGAACAAAGCAGCTATTATTTAAAGATCATGGTACAGGAGAATGTGGAAATGTAATTAAGTTTGTGTCTTTATTTACAGGAATAACAAACTATAATGATATTCTTAAGGATATTATTAAACAATTACATATTACTCCTAATACTACTTTAGATAATAGTAAACAGTATATTCCATCTACAGATACTGTTATTGGAGTAGTACGCCAGGACTTTACTTCAACTGATATAAATTACTGGCAACAATTTAATATATCTAAGGAAACATTAAAGAAATTTAATGTTAACAGTATTAAATACTATTTATGCAATGGTATTGTAAAAGGTATTTATAAACCTGAAAATCCTATGTATGCTTATAAAGTATATAATAACTTTAAAATTTATAGACCATTAGCAGATAAATATACAAAGTGGCGTAATAACTTAACTGAATATGATATTCAAGGTTATGCTCAATTACCTAAAAAAGGGGATGTATTATTTATAACTAAAAGTATGAAAGATGTAATGTGCCTTTATGAGATGGGAATACCTGCAATATCTCCTTCATCTGAAAGTACTTTTATTCCTAATGATATATTAGAGAGTCTTAAGAAGCGTTTTAAGCGCATTATAATCCTGTTTGATAGAGACCTAGCAGGAGTAAGATATAGTCGTAAAATAAGCCTTAAAATGGGCTTAGAAGCTTGTTTTATACCAAAGTATTTAAATGCAAAAGATGTATCGGATGCTATAAAATTAAATAACTTTGAAATTGTAAAAAAAGAAATAGAGAAAATTGTTAACAAACAATATAAACATGCGTTATAATATTATATGTTTATATAATTTAACAGCATGAAAAAAGAAAATGAAATTTGGAAAGTTATACCAAATTATGAAAATTATGAAGCTTCTAATTTTGGAAGAATAAGGTCAATTGATAGAGTAGTTAAGAGAGATCGTTATACTACCAGAAAGATAAAAGGTAAAATACTACAGCAGTTTGCTAAAAACTCAGGATATTTACAAGTAAATTTATCTAAAAATAGTAAAATAGAAACAAAAACCGTACACAGGTTAGTAGCTATTACTTTTTTAGAAAACACAAATAATTATACAGATATTAACCATAAAGATGAAAATAAACATAATAATAATATTAATAATCTTGAATGGTGTACTAGAAAGTATAATATGAACTATAATAAATTGCCACTTAAGAAATATAAGAAGGTATTAAAATTTAATAAAGAAGGATGTTTACTATGTATCTATACAAGTTTAAAAGAAGCTGCAGAGCTTAGTAATTTATCTAAGAGTACAATAAGTGGTTATTGTAATAACTTACATAAAGATCCTAACGGATATATTTGGAAATATGAAACCAAAAAATAAAAAGAAATAGACAAAAGGTAGAGTAAAAAATGCTACACCTAATGTCTACAATGGTATAAAGTTCCGAAGTAAACTTGAAACCTATACATACAAAAAACTTAAAGAAGCTAAAATTCCAGCTGAATATGAATCAACTCACTTTGAATTAATACCTAAGTTCGAATATAATGGAGAAAAAGTAAGAGCTATGACTTACTTACCTGATTTTATAGGTAAAGACTTTATAATTGAATGTAAAGGACTCATTGGAGATTCATTCCCTTTACGTTGGAAGATCTTTAAGTATACTCTAATGAAGAGTAATTCTAACTATAAACTATATTTAGTTAGAAACCAAAAACAAGTCGATGCTATGATCGATGAATTAAAAACCAAAAATTAACAGATTATGTCAGAATTTATAAAAGTTGGAGAACGAATTGTCAATAAACCTACAGGTCTTGATTATGACTTGGTAAACGGTAAAGTATATAATTTGAAATGGGACCGTTACAACGGAATGTCCTATTTTGAAGAAGATGGTTCACTTAGTCTCCCGTCCAAAGTATATACAACAAAGAGTGATGATATTTTCATCAAGCGTGTAAATACATATTTCCAGAAAACAAGCAAATTGTCTACTGGAGTAATGCTTAGTGGCATTAAAGGTACTGGCAAAACCGTTATGGCTAAAGTTATAGCCAAAAATTCTAATCTACCTATTATTGTAGTAGATGAGGATTATCCTACAGGTCGTATTAATGACTTCTTCCGTAAGTTTGAAACCCCCGTTACAATTATCTTTGATGAGGTAGATAAACACTGGGATACAGAAGATTTGTTAGGATGGCTTGATGGTGTACAGACTAATGCTAAGAAATTAGTTCTGTTTACTTGTAATAATGAAGATAGAGTAAATGACTATCTAAAAGATCGTTGTTCACGTGTACGTTATATTAGACACTTTGAAGCAAACGATAATGCTCGATTCTTACGTGAAATCTTACGAGACAAAGGTATTGCAGAAGATAAGATTGAAGATACTTATACATTTATTGTAAATAACTTTGGTCTATTATCTATTGATAATATCTTATCATTTATCGATGAAAAACTCTTATTCCCTGAACTTTCTAATGAAGAGATATTTAACGATATGAATATTTCCTCTAAGAAAGGTAAAAAGAATATAATCGGAGAAACACCAGATGAAGAAGATGAAGATGATGATGATTGGTTGTATGATGATGACGAAGAATACGAGGAGGATGAAAGTCTACACAAGATAATTATGTGCTCTTGTAACTAAAAAAAATAAGGCTAGTAGAAATACTAGCCTTTTCTAATATTATGAAAGTATGTGGTTTAAGTGATTTACATGGTAATTTTATTGATATACCAGAGTGTGATGTACTATGTATCTGCGGAGATATAGTAGGATTAGTTGAACAACGTTCAATTGAACAGTCTAGACATTGGTGGTATAATAGATTTACTAGTTGGGTTAATAGATTACCTTGTAAAAAGGTAATTATTACTCCTGGAAATCATGATTTTTTCCTTGAAGATGCTTATAAAAAAGGCTATCTTGAAGAATTACGTAAAGATTTAAGCGCTAGAACTAATGGTAAGTTAGAAATTCTTATAAATAGTGAATATACTTACGAAGGAATAAAGTTCTATGGCTGCCCTTTTATACGTCCTATAAAGTTCCAAAATGGAAGATGGGCGTTTGAGGATGATTATAATGAGGAAAGTAATACTTGTTGTTATGATAATATTCCAAAAGATACAGATGTACTTCTTACTCATGATAATCCCTATTATAATGGTATATTAAACTATCTTATACCTAAAAATATAAAATATCATCTATACGGTCATTGGCATGAAGGAACTTCTTTTATTAAAAATAATAAATATAGACATAATTGTTCTATATTGAATGATATGTATAACATAAAAGATAATTTTAAGCCTATAGTTATTGATGTTAATAAGGACATTGTTCCTATAAAAGAGGATGAGATTCCTCTACCAGTAACTGGAGATATTATAGATGATGAGCAAAATTTAACAGATGAAGATTATGAACTTGATACAGAAAGCAATTAAGAAAGCAAAAGATTTTATTGACGAAAAAGTTATGTCTCGTAAATTCGATCTTTATATAAAAACAAAAAAGATAGAAATGGAACAGGATATAATAGAAGCAGAAGAGAATATTGAAAAGGCCTTAAAACAAGGATGTTTTGAGAATGCTTTCATAAATTTTCGTACAATGAATAGAATCAAAGAAGGTTTTGAGTATTTAGACAAATTTGAAAAATACGTAAAAGAAGATCGTAAAGAATGATGAATATAGAAATTCCATATTATGAGGATAATACTAGAATTTCAAATTCAGCAATAGGTTGGTTTCTTAAAAAAGGTCCAAGATATCTTCGTGATATGTTAGATGGAAAGGAAGAAGGTATGAGTGCTAAGTTCCTTGAAAAAGGTACTATGATACATGAATACATTCTTCAACCTGAGGAATTTTGGAAAGACTATGAGATATTAGATTTTGAAGTTCCAAAGGTAAAACAACAAAGAGATTTATGTGAATATTATAGTTCACACAAATTGACAGATCCTTTAGCAGATGATGATAAATTGTTATTAGAAGCATACAATAATTCTTATAATAATACAAAATCTGCAGAAATTAGGAAGAATGAAGCTAAGAAGATTGTAGAAACTTACAGTGACTACATTAACTATCTTCAAATAAGTACTACAAAGAAAGTAATTTCTTTTGCAGACTTAAATATGCTTAAACAAATTAAGCAAAATCTCCAAGAACATGTAGCAGCTAATAAACTGTTATTTAATGTTCCGACTACATATACCTGTCATAATGAGTTTCATATTAATTGGCAATATAAGAACATAGACTGTAAATCTTTATTAGATAGAGTTATGTTTGACCATGTTAATAAGAAAATTATTTTGATAGACCTCAAAACAACAAGTGATATTTATAACTTCAAACATTCCGTAGAGGAGTTTGATTATTATAGGCAAATAGCTTTTTACCTTTGTGCTATTACCTGGTATATGCTTAATGAGTTAAATCTCAATGTAGACGATTACGACTTAGAAGCATATATTATTGCTATACAAACAAATGGTAAGTATGAAGTTAGAGTATTTAATATGTTTAACGAAGAGGAGTTACTCAAGCGTAAAGACATAATATCAGAAGCTTTAACAGAAATATCATATCATATCAGTTCTAACAATTGGGAACATACTCGTAAATATTATGAGAATGATGGAATTGAAGAACTTACAGGCTAAGACAGTAGAAGACTTGGATATTGAGATGACAATAAATAGTTGTGTCATTACTAATCCGGCTGATGAAGTTGATGAGAATAAAGTTGAAGAAGTAGATAATTCTACAATTGAAGATAAAGTCGAAGTAACTGATGAAGCAGCATGATAGATTTTAGTAAATACAATAAAGGGCTACGATTATACGCAGCCCTTTTTGAACTAAATCCTCATGTATTTAATACTGATACTTTTATAGATATGCTAATACTTAATAACAATAGTATTGGATTAGTCTATAATAGATTATATGATCAGTATATTATCTCTGAGATTACTCAGAATAGATTCTATTATAATAAACGGTTGGTATTTTATAATGGAACAAAACAATATGCCTATGTACTTACTCTTTTTGATAAGGAATACATAGACATTTATAAAGATATTTATATAAACGGATCTTTACTCTTAAGTAAGCAATTTTTAATTAAAGTTTGTATTATTTGGAAAGATTTTTTAAGTGATTCTTTTTTTGATTGTTTAAAATGTGAAGCATGTGAACAGTGCCAACAAAAAAGCCAGGTGTAATAGCCTGGCTTTATTTTTAATTACCTGCGATTTGTTTATCGTAGTATCTTCGTTTACTTGGAATATCATTAAGTTCTATAACATTCTTAAATGGAGTAGACTACCAGAAAGCTTTTTCTAGTTGAGTATCTCCTTTGTATGCTCCTCTAGATATTACTTTATTTTTATCTTTTTCATCTGTAAATAATCCATAGAATTGTTCTATAGGATAAGATACAATTGCACCAAAGTTATCTATTAAGCTATATAACGGTGTAGGAGTTTTAATAGTACTATATACATCTGTAAGCTTATATGGAGCTCCTGATTCAAAAGAGGTTCTTGCCATTACATAAGCAAATAAGTTTAATAATTTATTACGCTTATCATCATCTGCGGCTTGTCCTGTAATATAGGCTATAAATGGCCACATAGCAAGAATAAGAGATAATTCTACTTTAAGTTTTTTAAGATTAGTTCTTGTTAACTCATCTTGTATTCCTTTATTTAATACAAGTTGGTTAAAAGAAGTAGTAAGAATATCTATACCTTTTTTGTCTTTGTATATTTCAGAGAATACTCTTAATGGAGTTCTTAATAGTCCTTCTACATATCTCTAAGAAGTATAGTCCCACTATTTAGACATTGTCCATCTTTCTTGCATAATGATAGGTATATACTATCTATGCATCATACACATAGCACCAAATACATTAGTAGTAAATTGTGCTTTCTATAAAGGTGTAAGCTAACCATCTGCAGATGCGGCTAGATTCTTAGCCGTATTACCTACAGTAAATTTAGCTTTATTAACAGCATATTGGTCTTTAGGGTCAATGGCTTTTAATTCTCCATTAACAAATTTGATAGAAGCTTTAAAGGATTTGTATTTCTTCCAATTATCCTTAGTATCTTCTGTTCTACCATATTTGTTGAAATATTCCTCTTTAGATAGAAACACACCGTTTACATTTTTATAGTTGTACATAACAGAATTTAGAATTTGTCCTTTAATGAAATAATCAGACATAGAATAAATTCCAAATGCCCACTCATTCTGTAATACGTTGAGCCATCTATTACGGTTTGTATTTCTTGACAAACTTTCTAATGTAGAACCTACTTCAAAATAATCCATAGCTGCCATCTGAGGACTCTTATAATGCTTATTGCCAGCATTAATGCCATACTTAAAGGTATCATATACTAAGTCCTTGAAACCCGCTGCTGCATCAGAAAAATCATAATATCTACCAGTAATTGCATTTACTAAATGTGAATGCAAAGCTGTAAAGAATCCAGTAAAAGCACAAGCAAAATTCAAACCTAAGTTTCGCAGAGTACCATAAATACGTAAGTTATTAAATAACTTAGTAATGTTATACTCTCTTTCTCCAATAGAGAATGTAATAGAGTTAAGCTTAACATCATATACATTCATATCTATGAACTTCTTCGCAAACTAATAAATGTTAGTCTAATCTCCATCTTTAGGTTCTATTTTCTATTTGAAGAATTTCTTAACAGCAGCTGCTACTCCAGTATTAGAACCAGTATACTTTCTTTGACCTAAGAAGGCTTTAATGTTTTCTACTTTAGCTTTAATAGCTGATTTCTATTTAAAGTTCTCAGCCATTTTAAAGTATTGAATAACAGAACCAACCATATCTGCAGAAATAGTAGCAGGATCATCTAAGTCTTTAATAAAGTACTATGGAACCATAGCTAAAGAAGTACCATCAGGTGCGGTTCTAACCTTCTTCTGCATACCCTAATCATCTCCCTTAACAGATACACTATCAAGTAAATAATCTTTAGTAGCAGTAAAAGGATTATAATTATGAGCCTTTAAGAATTTATACCAAGAGCCTGATATCTATGGCAACTTATACTTATTTAAATTATGTAAATTATCTAATTTATTATTAGACTCTTCCATAGTATCTATAATAGCTTGACGTAATTCCTTAAGCTCTTTATTCTGCATCACAGCTTTATAAGCCTTACTGTTATCATATAAAGACATCTTAGGCTGATAGTATTCATCATTAGTTCTATCAAAGTTCTTATTGTAGAAAGGAGATTCTTCAGATATTTCAGAGAAATTCATTGAAGGTTGTACAGTTATATATTTATCATCTTTAGGTACAATCTTAGTATAATAGGATTTAGGATGTACTCTACCTTGTGCATCTCTATAAGTATGTCTAAGCTCAAAATCTTGAAGAGTACCAGGCATTTCCTAATCAAGCATAGCTGCTTCTGCATAGTCTCTTCTATATCTATCAGTAGGAACTATTTTAGCTATGTCTTCAAACTTAATACCAGCTTTCTACTTATTTGTTTTCTTAGACTTACGAATAACTCTCATTCGAGCATCTAATCTATTTATTAAGTTCATAACATGATTAGACATAAGATTAGTATTAATCTCGCCAGTCTTATCATCTCTGAAAGCATTAAGTATTTCCCTTTTTTGACGGTTTAATTCCTCATACTTTTCTCCATAGTTAGTTCTATCTACTTTAGATAATAAGTCATAGAATTCTTCAGAATATACTGTACGAGTATTTCTTTCGTACCACTTATTATAGTCTTTATCGCTAAGTTCTTGTTCTTTCTATTTACGTACTGCTTCAAACTTTTCCAGATTAGTCTTCATTTTAAGACCTTTGGCTATCTTATCATTAAGTTCAGTAAGTTCGTCAGCTATTTGTCTTTCAATAGAACCTTCTGGCTTTTCATTACCCATAAGGTCATACTTACTTGCCAATTGTTTCTTTTCTAAGAATAAGACTTGTAACCTATTCCACTCTTCTTCAGTAAACTTCTCATACTGAATTATGCCATCTATATTCTTATACTTACTAGTAAGGTCTCGGATCTTAATCATAATATTTTCACGTGCATTAGACGCTTCATCACTAAGAGCATTAAACATATCATAATACTCTTTAGTATATTTACGCTCACAATGCTTAGAAAGCCATTCATTACGCTTACGATTATACTGAATACGTAATTCTCTATTCTCTGGTAAAGTTAATTCTCCAGGATGTAAACCTAATTCTTTCCTTGTATCCTCTAAGAACTTTTTATAGTCTCTTTGAAATTTACCGTAATTCCTTTCTCTTACTATATAGCCTGTAGTTTTACCTTCATCATCTACTTCAAACAATACTTTTTGATTGTTACCAGCAGCCTTTAATTTCTCTAATAAAGAGTGTGCTTTCACAAAAGTATTATTATTAATAGTATTTTCAGTATTTTGAAGTATATTGAATAATGTCTTGATAGCTTCATCATTAATCTTATCGCCTGCACCAAACCATCGTGTAAGAGAAGAGATATCGTTATTAGTCTCCTTAGTATTCTCAGCTAAGTAATTATATATAGTAGGTGAACCTACCTAGATACCATTGTTAAGCATAATCTCTCTGGCATTCTATACCTACATGCGCTTAACATGATCAGAGCAGGCATCAAGAATAGATTTACATATAGATAAGTCTGACATCAATTTATCATATTCTTTAGTTCCTATAATATCACTATAACTTGATAAGTCTACTAAAGAATTATACACTTCATTTGCATATTTACAGTAGAATCCGAAGTAGTTCTTATTAAGAGAAACTAATCTTTCGTCAGATAAAGCATTAGTACGATTATTATACGCATCTATTACTTCTCTTGCCACTGTTCTAATATCATCCTTAAGTTCGTCAGTAAAGTCCATAATAACTTTTATGTCCTCTATAACTCCATTCTATATATTCTTTATCTGATATTTGATTTGTTCTTTTAATTCAGTTCTCTTAGCTGGATCCTTTTCATCAATAGAATTAAGACGAGATATAAGACCTTGTTCGAGATTCTTTCGTATACTTCTTAATCTATCATCTAATTCTTTCTTAGTATTAAAGTTATACTTATTTAAATTATCAATAGATACTTCTATAAATCTAGCATTTTCATCTGTACTAGATAAAAACTACTCTTCAAAACTTAGGTTTCTTGTCTATATATCGGCTGACAAATAATCAAAGCTTTTAGCTCTCTCAATTATAGCCTTATCTCTATCTCCATTATATTTCTATAATAGGTCTTGGAATAGCTAAGACTAAGATCCATCAGGATCCTAGTCTATAGCATAACCATTATTTTCAGATATGACATAATAAGCAGCGTCTTCACTATTAAGTACCTTTGCTACTTCATCAAAAGCTGCTTTAACTTCTTTATTCTTTAAATTTAAACACTGCATAATTATTCACATTCTTTTCTACGTTTCTTACCCAATTCCGCTAATGCAGACATATCTTCAAAACTTTCATTCTGTGCTGTATCAGATACAGTTTCTATATCAGGAGCAGATTGGGCTTCAAATACTTCAGTCAATTGACTTACATCTTCTATTTGTTGCATAAAATCTTCTATTGCCTCAATTGCAGTAAAGTCTTCTGTTTCGATAGTACCATATACAAAATCAGTAGCTTCTTGCATCATTTCTGGAGTAATAGTAACATCTTCTGTTGGAACAATTACGTCTTCAACATCAATATTAGATACATTATCCATAACAGGATTTCCATCCTCTGTACCTGCTATTTCCTTTGCATCCTATTCTATTCTTGCTTTAATAGAATTTATTTCTCCAGGGAAGAACTGTTTAGTAAAACCAGAACCAGCTTTAGGATCTTTAATAGCCTTTAATGCTAATGCTTCAATTTCACCTTCAGTCAGTAATGCATTATAATTAAATGAATTAGCTTCAAATGCAGAAGGTTCTAAGCTATGTTTCTAGAATTCCATAACTCTAAATCCATTATCAATAACACCTAATTTAGGTATTCTTTGATATATATACTTAGTACCTCTTCCTACAGTTTCACCTTCTTCATTAATATAAGAAACTTGACCTACTTTTCTATATAGTTCTGTTACTTTAGAAGTACCAGCTCCATTTACTACTTTAATAAATTCTTTCTTAGAACGTGAAGTAGCAAATAAATCTGTTTTCAAGGTAGTTCTTACTCTTCCTCTTTCAGAAGTACGATGTAATACTTTATCCCCTTTTTCCACATTTATTTCAAATGGTTGAACTACACTATCATCCTACCATAAGTTACGTGCAATAGTAATATTGATAGAAGGGAAATACAAGGCCTCAGCATTATCATTCTCTTCAGCAATAGAAGCATAAGCAGCTTGATTAGAGGAACTCTTAAATGACTTTAAACCTTCTTTAATAACATTTACGTAACCGTTTTCTTCTTTCCACTTATTAGGAACAAGATTAAAGAAGTTATTACTACCTCTTTCATCATAAGAAGTTAAGTATGCATACTTAGCTAAGTCATTAGCAAATTCTCTAACTATAGGATCATCAGACTCAAGTAATTCAGCAAAAGCAGATACTAATTGATTCTCGGTCTCATAGTCATTACTTAAGGAAGAATCAGATAATACAATACGGTCTATTAACTGTACTGTACCATCCGCTTGATATTCCTGTAAATAATTAAGTAACTGATTACGTATATAACCATCTTGACCAATTAACGACGGGAATCTATCTTTGTTCTCCATTATGTACTACTTAATGCCAGTTAACCTTTTACACATACTATCTTCGCCATATAGCATCCCTACTAATTCTTCATCAGTAGCATGTAATGCGGGTAAGTCTCTAGACAGTCTTGCTCTAATAATAGAGTCGATATAGGAAGAGAATCTGTTTACGAATTTCTTATCCCCTATATGCTTATAAGCTATTGCCTCTTGTCCATTATTATATACAATGTCCTTTCTTTGACCAAATATACCCATTGCTGATGTGAAGATATTCTGGAATACCTAAGTTGCAGGGAATGCCTAAGAACGCAATAATTTACGTGGTAATGATGTACCATGATGTAGCTTAGTACTTAAGAATGTTTTACCAAAGTAAGTACGTAGAGCTTCTTGAGGATTCTTTTCATCAAATTCCTATCCTTCAATAACGAAGTATTCTGCATTATCATAAATGAACGTCTCATATGAATTTCTGAAGTTCATCTACTGAGCAAGAGTGTTACCAAACTTCTTAGTATCAATCTAAGAACGATGTACCAATTCACTTAATCTCTTAGCATCATTATTAAGCTCATTGTAAGCTTTAAGAACGATTAACTAAGTATAAGGATCTTTAGTGGTTAGACCGTTGATAAGACTACTATCATTGAACACAGTACTTCTATCGTGTACAAATTTAGTTTTGTCGTATATTAAATCTATACCTACTTCATCTGCTATACTATTATACTTCTTAATATGATCATACTTAGTAGGGTCATTATTATCTAAAGAATCTATATATGACTTGTATTGTTTAAAGTACTTGTCATATAAAGTAGCAACTACCTGATTTTCAGTCTAAGTAGTAACACCATATACACCCTTATTAGCAATCATAGAATCAGCAAATTCTTTCAATATAGGCTGTGCTAAGAAATAGAACGTAGTCTTACCCATACCACCACGTAACAGTAAGTTAGTCATGTTATAAGTAACTTGATTTACATTCAGAGCCATAATGTACGGATCTTTAGCAACGTCTACATGTGCATTAATCATTGCTGATAACCAGTCTAGTATTCTAAAACCATCTCTACCTCTGATAGCATCTATAGTTCCTAAACCATAAGGATTACCTTTAGTATATATCATCTATAGATGTACTAATTGAGTTAAACAGTGATTAGTAGAATTAAGTGCAAACGGAGCGATACCTGCTTTACCACCTGTATATTCCTCTTTACGAGCAAGTTGGAATGAAGGCAATAGTTCATACATTGGCAAAGCTTCCTCTTTAACAGAAGGCTGTATAAGAGGTAGAATATCTTTCTAAAGTAACTTAGTAAGAGTATCAATAGAAGCTCTAGTTTCTGCCATATTCTTGCTATCTGATACTACTAACTGATAACTCTATATAATCATATTCTACAACGCCTTAGTACTCTGCTTGTCCTCTGGTAGTACGTTTCCTTCTTCATCTGTCTCATACTGCATTATATTACCATTCTCGTCATAATTAAGAGTAGCTAAATACAATTTATCAACGTCGAAGTCAGAACCAGTCATAGCAGTAAATTCATCAGGAACTATGATGGTATCACCTATTCTATCTGGTAACACATCTACTACTTTAAAGCTAAACGTTGAAGAAAGACCCTGAGTAGGAATACGATAACCAACACCCATAGGAGTAGCATCCTTACCTATTATACCTTTCTCAAGTAACCATCTTCTCATTTGGCCATAACTACCTTGATACTCTTTTGGTACAATGTGTCTAAAGAAGTTAGTACTAAGCATGACATCCATACTACCGTCTTTATTCAAGAAACGTAATTTCTTACCATCATTAAATGCAGTACCTATTGCAGATTGTTTACGAGCACCAGTAGCTTTGAAACCAAATGAAGACATCTGAATAGCTGAGCCACCTGGAGTATTTAAATCTACTACTTGTTTATTAATGTAGGATATTATTCTACTTTCAACCCAATTTCTTGAACTTGTAGCAGCAAGAGGAATACGGAATTCACCATTTTCATCTAACTTAAATCCATCAATGACTTCATCAGACATACCTGAGGAAACTGCCTGACTTATTAAGTAATCTGATAAAGCCTTATTATTAATAGTACCATCTTTAAGGAATCGTTTTAATACGTCATTGGCTCCTCTTACAGATAGTCTATTAATAGCACTCATTACTCTTTCTTTGATTTGAGCACCTGTAACAGATTGTCCCTTATTATTACCATAAGTACGATTATCTATAAGGTTACCAAGACATATTTTAACTGCCTAAGTACCAAATGAACGATCCAAATGTTCATGAGGACTAGTATTAAGCTGCAATCTTAAGTTACTGATATCCTACTTAAATACTGGTAGATTACCCTCTTGGTGATACTTATCATAAGACGGTTTGCCAAGATCTTCTATATTGAAAGTATTATTCATACTATCCAAATATGTTTGATACTTTTGTCTACCACCTACTTTAACAGCAGATTCAAAAGTAAGCATATCGATAGTTCCCAGTTCCTCATTGTTCATACGCTCATAGAGAAGTCTATTATCACCTTTAGCTAACACTTTAAACATAGGGAACATTGCCATCTTATCAAATACTGGTATATTCAAATTAAGCTGACTATCTCGATGATCACCAAAGTAAACCATCTTCAAAGGATTGATAAGAGCTGAAGTAGTTTTAGCATACTTAACAGGATCATTAAGCCAACTTTCGTCTTCTCCTTCCATTATTCTGTATGCTTCTTCTATTTCATCAGACCAGTTACCAAGTGCTTTCATAATACGCCTGTATAAAGCAGGACGTACATATACAGCAGCATCAGATTGATTAATAGCTCCGTCACTATAAGGATTAGCGCTATTCTTAGAATAACTATCTACAAACTTCTATTGCTCTTTATCCAAAGAATCATAGAACTTCTATTCCTTTTCTTCAGTATTAAGAGCTTCTATCAACATATCATCTGTATAAGCAGGATATCTTTGACTAAGCAAATCTCTTAATATAGAGTTACGGAATATCTTATACAATTCTCCATAGTATTCAGAACCAATTTCATTATCCTTCAAATGCAATACACTAATAGAAGTGTCATTTTCTGCAGGATTGTCCCATATAGTTCTAAGATTAGTACCAGTAGAAAGTACAGCAGATAGACGTTTGATCTTGTCTACATCTCGACCAGATATAACATCGTAGCTTGCTATTACTTCTCCACTATCGTCTCTTACTTCCTTATTAAACTTCTTCCATTTATAGTAAGCAGGGTCACCTGTAAAGCATTTCTCTACCTCTATAATAGATAAAGCACTATTAGCTACATGAGAACCAATAATAGAGTACAGTATATCTTCATTAAGTAATGAACCTTCTTCCGTAGTATACATACCATTATTAGCTGCTTTTTTATAGTAAGAGTATATATTATAAGGAATAAGTTTATTTACAAACCTACCATTTTTGAAGCCCAATATACCTCTATTTACAAGTTTGTTCATCTCTCTTGTAGTAGCTCCTACAAGTAGATTATTCATAGCTTGATAAATATTAGCACTTGTAGTCAGTTCTTCACTACTATTAACTCTTTCAAAACCGAGCAATAATACTTTAAGATCTTTAAGATACTACATTACTTCTTCATTAGAACCATTTTTTTCGAGGTTAGCTAAATCCTAGTTAATATTAATGATTCTGTCACCAACTCTAAGACTACTAAAGTATCTAAATCTACCACCATTACCACTAGCGTCCATCTTACCATTCTTAATCTTACCGTGGTAATTATCAACTCTCAGAGTAGGATTCTTCTCTACAAATGGCTTATGAACATAGTAATCGAATACTGCATCAAATTCATCTAACCAGTAATTAATAAAGATATCGAGAGTTCTTTTACTAAATCGTCTATCATCAGTAATGATTAAAGACACATCATCGGGTATCTCTTCACCTAATACAGCATAGTAATTAGCTGTACCTTCATCAAAGTACTTAGAGGTTATAGTATCTCTTACTAATTGTAAACCAGATATACTGTACCAAGTCTTTTTATCAGACATAGTAGGTAGTATCATCTGATTGTTGAAGGTAAGAGTTAATTTAGCTATATAGTCTTCAATAGGTGTAATGCTAAAGTAATCACGACTTGATTCTCCTATATTAAGTGCTAAGAAGTTATGCAACTTAAAGTTAGTATCTTTAGCATTTGCAATCAAACTTCTTCTACTATAAGGAGTATCTAATATCTATTGTCTTTTACCATGAGCATCTTTATTGATATTACGTACCTAATCTGAAAAATAATTATTTTCGCTAATAGGATATACTAAAGCACCATCTGCTCCTACTACACTGAATTCTTGTGGAGACGGATGTACCTTACCATATGCTACAGCCATTTTATTAATCTGAGCATCCTTAGAGCTATAATTGAATATACGGTCAATAGTTCTTGCTGTACCTTGCCCAGAACGCTTTTTAATATAAGATTTACCTGATAAGCCAAGAGCTACGATATCACCTAATACACCGTTATTAAAGCTCTATCTTTCCTTAGAAGACCAGAATGAAATAAACTTGTTTAATTGTTCATTATCTGTAATGTTAGAATCTGGCATCTAAGACAATAAATAATTAAGAGCTAATTCATCAAATGGTATTTGAATAGCATTACATATTTGTATGAAATTATCTTTCATTTCCTGTAGTACTAATTCACTATCAGGCATATTTTTCTTTAACTTCTTAGCTTTAGTAGCCAATATATTAAGTCTGGTTCTTCGTGAATTGACATACTTAACAGCGTTAGGATCGAGATATCTCTATCCGTTATCATCCACTTTTACATTAGCGGATGCAAAAAATGCCTTAGACCATCTTGATGGTAAACGTCTAATCTTTCTAAGATTATCACTGTCTAACACTTCCCAAATAGATCTCTTAAGAGCAGCAGCTGTTTCAAAATCCCTCTATTCATCTGACATATCATATGTAATATTAGGAGTATCCGATTTAGCCTCAATCGTATTCATCTGAATTTTAGCTGACTTAATTGTAGTCTCTAGCTGAGTTTTAGTATTATCGTCAATAGGATTCTCTTCAGATGTAAACATTTCATTCAATGCATAGAATGTGGGATCTGTTTCAGCTAATCTAGCTGTAGTATCAATAATATCTTGATAAGAATCAATATCCCATAAATTCTCCATTATCTTATTCCATACAATATTGAATGATTCAGTAGTAGGAATACTAAATATTTCATCTAATACTGGAGCTATTTCTCTAGTAACTACTCCAGTCTGTTCATCTCTAATAAATGTATATTCATACTTAGGTACAGAATAGAAGAACAGTTTAGCTCTGAATGCAATATTATCTTTCTTAGATATATCTCCTTGATTTTTATCCCAAGTGTTATCAGGATTATCACCAGTTTCAGTATCTAATCTATTATCTTCTTCAGTCTGTTGCTTATCTACTTCTTTAATACCTAATTGATTAAGTCTACTCAATATATTCTTCTTAAATATATCTTTATTACTTACGACATCCTCTACTAACGGTATGTATTCCTCAGCAATCCAACCTGCATCTATTCTATCCTGAATAGTATCGAACATACCATCTATATCTAATGCATGAACATCATCAATAGTTCTAATATTATACATTGAAAGAGCTGTAGAAGTCAATGAATTAGCTACACTATAAAAGGTCTGAGAGTCAAATATGTTAGGCATATTATTAATCTGCTCTGCAGTAAGACCAGGTATATAATATGTTACTCCATATGGATGTTTTCTATAGAATTCTTCAGCTATAGTATCAGCTACTTTATAATCTTTAAACTATCCTTGTTTAATAGCTTTAAATAACTGTCTAGGGAAGTTAGGTTTACCAAATAAAGCTCTAATATAGTCTCTTACATTCTTAAAAAATTTGACGATTTTATATCGCAGAGAAGGATTCTTTTCATTAATCATATAACTTCTAAATTCCTCTGCGAGAGCTTCTTCAACCTACTGTTCAGTATAATCTCTAGCTTCACTATGAGTGTTGACATACTCTTGATATACAGCTCTACGTTGAGCTTCATTCAGTAACAGTAAACTAACATAGTGAAATGCTTCATGATATTCTACACCTTCTCCAGATTGTAAAGATAAACCTATTTGTGGCATTATTTCTTGAGTAATAGCATTGACTACCATTCTCATAATACCATATGCCTTTTCATTAGAACCAGTAGCAAACATAGCATTAGTCACTATAATATTCTCTGGATCCAATCCAAGCGTATCTACTAACCATTTTCTAGCAGATTCAGCATTAAGTGTATTAGTACCTCTTACTGTAGAGAATACTCCTGCTACTTTATCTTTAGGAGTCTATAATACAATCTTCTTACCTTGTCTATTAGTAATAATACCCCAAGTATGACCAGGAAGCAATTTCTAATTAGAAGGAATAGTAAGACCATATTTATCAAGATTCTCTTGTGTAGCAGGTTCAGCTATCACCGGTTGTTTAGGAGTACCTTGTTTCTTTTCAGGAGTAGCCTTAACTGGAGATTGAGTAGCTATAGTCTGTCCATTAGAAGCAACAGAAGATCTTGTAGCAGTAGAAGCCTTCTTCTATGATTCTACTACTTTCACATCATCCGCATATACAAAAGGAGCTTTAAAAGCATGATCACCTAAGTCAGTCTTTATCTTGCCATGATTGATAAACCAAGCAGCCATAAGAATAGGCTCATTAACTTTTACAAGTTTACCATTCTATTTACTATAACCTAATTCTCTAAGAGAGAAAGTAATGGCATCATTACCGAAACGTATTTGAGTATCATCATTAGATGCTAATTCAGGATGATTAGTTATTACTCTAATCATACCATTTACTACCTACTCAGGAATACGGGACATTAATAAATCTTTATCTGTATTCCAGTGTATATTCTGTGATATCTCATATACGATTCTTTTCTTCTATGAGTCAGTAATACCGTCAAGTTTAGTATAACGAGTAGTATAACCCATTCTAGGATTAGTATAATCTCTTAATGCTCCATTTACAAAGAATCTTTTACCAAGAGCATTTTCATATACATTTAACTACTTTCTTACCAAGAAGTTAAGAGAAACCTTTTCTTTATCTGTTAAACCAGATACAATAGTCTTATCCCCATTATTAGCAAGAATACCAAGTAAGAATTCATCTATTTCATTATGGAAGAATCCATTAACCATAAGTTCGTAAATGAACTCTGCGGTACTCATAGGAATAGGCTTACCGTTTTCATCTCTATTGATAGTACCATCTACATTCTTACTTAACTATATTTCACTATAATTATTTACATTGGGTATTCGATGTAATTCTTCTGCTAACATTATAGGCAAAGTACTATTCTATGACGGAGTATTTTCTACTTTAGGAACATAATACAATTTACCAGCATATCCAGTACCTTGAACAGAAGTATCGTCAGTCTAATCTAGTTTTACAATACTAAAGGGATTTAAACCAAATGGCCCAGTACCGTATCCTATTTCTACATCTCCAGTAACAATAGCTTCTGTTAATTTGTGACCATCACTAGGTATCTAAAAGTCGTCAACTTCATTCAAATGTCTATAAACAGGATTACCGTTTTCATCTACTATGTTATTAAGAGTACCATTGCTGATACGCATATTAGTAGGTTTAACGTGTTTTGCTGCCTCTAGAGGCAATCTACCATCTGTAAAATAGTTCGGTGCGTATTGTTTGATGATCTTAGTTCTAAGGGCAAGCAAATGGCTAATCTGAGCATCTACATCTTCAGGAGTCATACCAAGATTAAGTAGGTCATCTCTCAGACTTTGAGTAATAGCTCTTAAAGAAGTATTATATACTATACCATCTTTTTCTATAATCAGATGTATAGCTAAGTTCTTCAATGCGGTATCTCCACCACTCATATCATGTGTACTTGAGGTTACCACATAATATGCGTCATCTACCGTACTAAGCCATCCTGGAGTAGCCAGGTTAACTGCTAATACAGAGCCAGGTCTACGTTCAGCTGCTTTGCCATCCTTTGTAATGAATGTAACAGGTTTGCCTGCTACTGTAATAGGCATTACTTCATCAGTAGTAGGTAAGTAGAAGAAAGTATTAGCTATGTAAGCTCTCTTTTGTTTACTCTTAGTAATAATAGGATTACGTTCGTCCATATCTGCTGTATCATTAGCATACGTAGCAGGACCAGTAAATCCATCATCATACATTTCGTCAAATACATTTTGTACTTGAAGCATTTCTTCTCCTATAGTAATAGAGTTATCCGGATTCTATTGCATAGTAGGATCCCATTTTACTTCATCTGTAGCAGGGTCAATGTATACCTCAGATGCTTTACCTTCTTCAAGAGTAGGAGGAGCTACTTTATCTTTCTATGCTTCCTATATTGGAGCAGGAGTAGGTTCAATGCTAGGAGAAGGTTCTGGTGTTTGTACTTCAGGTACTTTTGGTTTCTTTTCCTCTATAGTAGAAGGAACGTCTTTGTCTTCTTTTTCTTCTTCAAATGAAGACTGAGAATCATCGTTTGCTGCTTCTTCAGCAGAATCATTAATAGGATTTTCTGGAGTTACTTCTTCTACAGCATTGGTGGCTATCTCTATATCTAATTTAGAATTATCGTCATTATCCTAATTGTTATTAACAGCTTCCTCCTATACCTTAGTACGCTCTGTATCATCAACATAAGTATCGTCTAATTCATACTCTCTAGCTTCTTCTTCATCGAGTAATTCTTGAGGTAATGTCTCTAATTCAGGATTTGCTTCCTATTCCAATTTATTTACAAGAGTTTCAATCTAAGAAATAGTTTTACTATCCTCATCTTCTTTTTCCTTCATCTCATCCTGAGGTACAACAGGAGGAGTATTTTCTTCCATTGTATCCATAGGAGATTCAGTTTTCTCAGCTGGAGAAGGTTGTTCTAAAGTAGCAGGTTCCTCAGTAGTTACAGTTTGAGTATCTTCATCAACTACAGGTTCTTCTGCAGGAGTACCCTACTCTTCTTCTTTTTCCTGTCTTGCTACCTGTTCTTTGCTATCTCTACGTATTAAATCTCTTTGAATAACAGATACAGCTCTACGCTTATAAAGTGATTGCTTATCAGCTAAGTTCTCGCTTTCATCCCACTCCTTATTTACTTTGTCATTGTAGTCTTTGATTACCTGTTGTTCAGATCTAGGCTGTCTTCCATTAGCTTCATCTTCATTAGCTGCATTAGTAAGTATAGATTGTCTTTGAGCATCTGTTATATTATCCCAAGTAGGTCTATAAAGTCTTGTATCGCCAGCATAAGAACCGACGATATATGCAGCATTATGTTGAATAAGATCTTGTGTAGCTCCGTCATTAATAAACTTCTCAGTAAGAGCTTGTTCTAATTCCTCTTGATAGGGAAGAGCTATAGCGTTTAATGCTTCTTGTTGCTCTGTTGTTCTTTTATTCTATTTCTTTAGATTCTTAATATACTATTGAATTCCAGATATACCATCTATGTTGACGTCTAAGTTTAAGTCCTACTTTAGACGTTTTAAATCTTGCTTTCTATTAGATAGCTCCGTATCAATAGTATTAAGAACTTTAAAATAAGTATTATTTATAAGATTATTAATAGCACTCTCTCTATATTGAACAAAGTCTATTGCTTCATCTCCTTCTAATTCGTCTACATATTGATTATACATTAGTCTAAACATACTATCTAACGTATTATCATTACGTATTTTAGATTCAAGTTCTTCAATAGCTTTAGTAGAATTTTCAGAAGCTTGTGTCTGATCATTCAATCTATCACGTAAATTAATGGCATTCTTGATAATCTGATTATATTGTGTATCACCAAAAGTAGCATTAATTTGATTAGCTATATCATTAAGTTCTTTATTAGAGACATAAGTAGATACAGTATTAGCTAAAGCTATGTCTTCATCAATCATTTCATCAGTTACACCTTCTGGCTTATATTGTTTCAATGATTGTAAAGAGTTACGTATTCTACCAAAGTTATTACCATTCTACTTAGAAGCGGAGATAAACTGATCTATTTTGTTATCTCTTTCAGCATCAGCATAATGATCAGCAGTAAGACCTCTAAGTTTATTGTCTGTTAATACCTGCTTAGTGCCTTCATATACATCCCTAGCTCCATATACTCCTGTCATAAACAAACCAGTAAATCCACCAATCTTCATTTCATTGATAAGATCCTTATCTGTATTAAGAGTATTATCTGGATGTATTCCATAGTAAGCTAAGTTGGCTTCTAATCCTAGATTAGCCATATTGGCTGCACCACTTAACAAAGAATATCCTTCAGCATTATCATAATCTCCTTTTTGATATCTACTAGATACTAAATTCTGAACACCTTCTTCAGTACGTTCAGTAAAATAACTTAATCCTAAAGCTTTACCTAATTTAGTAATAGTACTTAAAGCATCCTTAGTAGCTACTTTACCCATAGGGTTCTTAGATATCTTATCAGCTACTCTGGTAAGGGTATTATCAAGTATGGAATTACCTGCCTCAGCTAATCCTCTATTAGATACTGACTAAGCCATTTCAGCAGAAGTAGCCATGTTAGGAGTCTTACCCAGTAATCTACGCATACCATACGCTCTAGACAGCCATTGGCCACCATATGAGAATAAAGTAGATTCTACATAATCAGGAATAGATAAGGCTGAGTTAGTCTGTTTTAATACTTCTAAACCCTTTTTAGATTCGTCAAGTATTTCGTTATATCTTGGATCGTCAGTCTTTAACTGTTGTGCTACGGATGCTTGAAATATTTCATAATCATCCATATCATTTACAGGATAGCCTAATGAAGCCAATCTAGACTTCGTCTGATTAGTAATATTAGAAATATTAATACCTAATTCATTAGCACCATTAAGTACTCTTTCTTGATATGCAGAGAATGCTTCTGAAGATGTTTCACTATCGCGCATATAAGAAGCTATGGCATAGTTAACTCCAGCTTCAGTCATAGCATATAACAAAGGTAAAGTACCACCAGAGCTTGCAGAGAGAGCTCCTTTAGCTACTCCATTCAATATAGCACTGGCTCCCATTTGACCAATCATAGCTCCAAATTCTGAGTAACTACTACCTAAATGAGGCAATGCGTAATACCAACTCATAGGATCGTCGATACTAATTTCGTTTCTCTCGAATTTAGCTTTGAATTCTGGGTCTATCTTAGTAGGATCGAATAATAGATTACCTTTCTTGATAGTGTTAATCTTAGCTTGAATATCTTCTTCTTTAGATTTCTTTCTGGCATTAGCTACCTGTAAAGCTTCATCTAACTAACTTACTTGTGTAGAAAGAGAATTCATATCATTCTTATTTCTACTATCCCACATAAACTACATTTGTTCAGGACTGAGTTTACCTATATTACCAAATATAGTATTAACTCCCTCAGCAGACAACATGTGTTTAAAGTTATTATTGGGATTTAAGTCAGCAGAGTAATTTGCATTAAGGTAGTCATAAGTTAAATATTTTAAATAATCTTTAACACTACCAAACTTCTCACGATTCTTAAATAGTTCTTGAGGTCTTGTTTCATAAAATATATCCTGCAGATAAGGATTAGTTCTAGCCATTTCCTTAACAGCAGGTTCTAATTGAGCAATTTTTTGGCTCAATTCATTCTAACGAGTATAGGCTGCAGCTAATTGTGAATCAGACCAGTTATACCCATTAAGCTCTATATTCCTATTTAAGTCTATTAATTCTTGTTTAGAATTTAAATAGTCTTTAGCATTTTCTAGTTGAGGAACCCATAATCCTTCAGTAGAAGACAGTTCACTATACTTCTTATCTAAGTTAACCTAATGACCTTGTACATTAGCTTGTCTCCAAGGATCTAATACAGTGTGACCTATTTTATTATCTGTAATTATATCTAATAAGCTAAACTCATTATCTTTTTCAGTTTTTGGTCTACTGTAATCAGCTTCTTCCAATTGTTTATGTACAGACTCAGCTGCTTCATTAAGCAACTGAGCCTATCTAGCTTCTTGACTATATTCTTGTATTCCAAAGGTATCTAGCTTTGGAGTATCGTAGAGCTCGAAATCTCTTGCTCTTTGTTTAGTATTAAGTATTTTATCCATAATAGATATTAATTCATTCTTTCATACTCTGAAATGAGATTCTGTGTATCAGTAGTTTTACTGCTTAAATGTCTATTATCGTGAGTCCAAGCCGCATCTCTTGTAATTGCTGACTCACCTTCATCTGGTATTAAACCTAAAATTGGAACTCTAATAAATTCTCTTGTTTTATCTGATACGGTTCTAGAAGTACCATCACTAGTAGAACTCTATCTATCTGTTGTAGATGTAGTTGTATTTCCTAATTTAACCTTTCTCATTCCCATTGCAGCTCTTTCTTCAGGAGTGAAATCACTCATTTGCTCAATAGGAATATAAGCGTATTTTCTTTGGTATAAGAAGTTACCATCAGTAGTTACTTTAGGATCACCTTTGATAATAAAGTCGTGATACTTATTACCCATTTGCCAATTGTGTTTAAATTTATCACGAGCTACCATACCTTTAACTGTAGTATCACTCAAGTTCTTAGCATTTCTACCGCCAGGATTAATAACATTTGAACGAGTGGTTCCCATTAATCCGTAAGCAAAGTCTTCAGCAAGAATAAAGTTACGAGTATCGTTAGCTTCATATCCACCATAAGCTTTAGTACCATTAGTACCCTATTTAGCATATACATCACTTACTTCAGGGCTAAGTGGACTGGACATAACATCTAACAGATAGTTCTCTGCAGCAACAAGACTCTTGTGATTTCTTGCTATTTGGTTAAAGCTATTACGCATTCTAGCCTGCATTACAGCAGGGTTAGTATTAGCAGCATAAATAGCCTAATCTTCAGGGGATAATGCATCTACACCTTTCTACATTACTACAGATACTTTATCAGGAGTAAGACCACTAAAGTTATCCATTAATGTCTTACGAGCATCTCTATGTAATATAGTAGTAAGATTGTTCATTGCTTGAGCACTTCTATTAGCAGCAGCTTTCATCTGTAACTTAGCACTTTCCATCCACCAAGGATCACGTTCAGCCTAATCATATGCAAACTCTCTACCAGCTGTGATTAGAGTGTTATTAAGTTGATACTCAGCATCTTCTTTACTAAGACCTTGTCTTTGTAATATTTCAAGATGCTTACGGTATTCAGGAGTATTCTGTATACTTGATAGATTCTTTTGAATTTCATAATCTGTTCTATCTGTAGATACTCCAGAGTGTATCCAACCATTTGACACTCCAATAAAGCTAGCCTTCAGGTTATCAACATATGGTTTAACTAAGTCTACTTCTGATTTATAGGCTAAAGGAGATATATCGTTGAATATATCATCCTGTGCTGTATCATAATTAGTAAAGTCTACATCATGCCATAAAGGGTTATATTTACCAGATAACATTAATTGTTGATTTGCTTTCTATCTAGCAAGCATACCCTCTCTACTCTACTTAAGTCTACTTAAATAACCGTAATCGATATTATTAATTCTCTATTGTAGTCTAGATCTAAAGTTAGCATCCTTCATAGCATCTGGATTAGTAGATGCCTCTTGAATTAAATCAGAGAACTTACCTATAGAATTTCTATAGTAGTTTTCTGTATCTACTGCAGAAGGAGATTGAAACTCTCCAAATGTAGTAATTGTATTTGTCAAATCTTTTGCAGCCTAATCTACAGCTTCTTTCTGTGCTGCACCTATCCTATATAATTCACCAAAATTAATAGGAACGTATGTGTTTAATATAGGAGCTTCTGCAGCTCTATCATATCTATTTGCCTACATAATTTATCCTATTATCTTAAGTACTTACTCCAATTCTTAATAGCATCTGATGTAAATCCTGCCTGTAAGAACGGTTTATATAATTCAAGCATAGCCTTATCTCTCTTACTTTGATTACGCATAAGAGATTTGTTCTGTGCAAATTGACTCAACTGACTTAATCCAGCTCTACGAATATTACGAGCAGAGGCTCTATTCTATGCATTGAGATCTGAGGCAAGATTTGTAGCATTAACCCATTGTTTACCGAGATCATTCATAGCATTAGCATACTCACCTTTGTACTGATTGTTAACATTACTTTCAGTAGCTCTGGCTGCAGCTTTAGCTTTATTTGCTTGGATAGCATTCTGTAATCTAAATGCCATATTATGACCAGTATTAGTCATTTGTTGACTTGCACTATAATTAGCCACATCTCTATTTTGCTCTATATCTCTAAGTAAAGGATTAATATTATATCTACGTCTACCCATAGTATTAGCAATAGCAGATGAGTATGGATTATAATTAGCCTATACTGATTCTGGATTACCTGTGAATAGATTAGACATTATTGGAGCTAGTGTTGCAAAGTCACTAATAGCGTCTACCCAGTTAGGACTATTTACTTCAGGAGTATTAACTGTAGTAGGATTAGTACCTATAGTAGGCATTATACTTCTAGTTCTAATATCTTGAGGAGTAGCGGATACTTCCGGTACTATTTCATCAATAGTATTTAAATCAGACATTATCTCTGGAGCAACTACAGATTTAGCTACTCTAGGAGTAGCCTTTTTAGAAATAGTCTAAGAACTACTAAATTTAGTTCTTTTGGGAGCAGTAATAGTCACTTCAGGTAATGTACCAGCATTTACTTCTGATACTCTACCATAATTATCCCAAGGAGCAGTAACATCTCCTTTTATACCCCAAGTATCTCTAACTCTTGGTGTAGGAGCACTAACACCCATACTGATTTCACCAGCAAATCTAGGGTCTATCATAAAACCAGCAGCATTGTATCCAGCTGGAGTATTGTCACCTCCTCTAGCAAAACTCTCTAGTTCTTTAGTTTTATTCTTAATACCTTTCTTAGCTTTAATACTTTCTTGCATAGCAAATAGTTTGTCATGCATTAATTTATTATTCATCTCATTAAGCATATTTGCATTCTAAGCGTATATGTCTTTTCCTTTACTTTTCTTTCTAGTCATTACTTTATCACCTAATTCTGCAAAGGTTTTATTTGTACCAGGCACTTTCAAAGTATTACTTAATATTCTACTTCCTTCTGGTAAGTTTACTAAATTACTGTCTGTAGGCTATCCTTGTTCAGGTACTTTACTTACTGAACCATCTGGAGTCTATATTAGTTCTCCATCATCTACATAAGCCAATGATGAAGGAACTTTACCACCGTATTCAAATACATCAGTATCAAACTCTGTGTTATCTTCATTAAACTCATTAGCTAATCTTTCTGTACCAGCTACAGCTTCTCTATTTTGAAATGCGTTCAATCTTATAGCAGCTCTACGTCTTCTAAGTTTCTTATTTCTAAATGCACCTCTTAAGCCAGTACCCAGAGTACCTTCATCAAAGTCAGTAAATGAGGTCATTTCTGCTGCCTTTCCTTTTTTACCTATGAGACCAACAGCTGCACCAGCTATACCACCTACTAATCCACCTACAGGCCCCCCTATAGTCATACCAAGTTGTGCACCAGATCCTGCTCCTTCTGCAATACCTGCAATAGATTGCATAGTGGCTTCTCCGCCTGTAGTAGCTGTAGATGTCTAAAAAGGACTTGTTAATGTATTTATAGCCCCTGGTATTGCCTAAGTTATACCAGATATATTTCCTATACCAACATTAGTAGGGTTACTTTTAACTATAAGGTTGCTAGGATTATTAGGAGCAATACCTCTAGATATAGAGGATTGTAATTCCTGCATATTACTTAAAGATACCGGCAAACCAAACTACGCAGCAGGAATCTATATTTTTCTTTTGTTTTTATTCTTTTTCATATTAAATTCTAGAATATCTATAAGTAGTTGTTATCTAAGGTATCTAAAAAGAATAATCCTTATCTGATTTAAACTTATAATCACAAACCATATATTTGCCTCTCATTCTAGCAGGAAATGACATATTGTCTTCTTCCTCGAATTGATCCTATCTTGGAACAGGTATTCTATAAGTATCTTCACGATAGTCAAACACTAAATCTTCTCCTTCTTTATTCGCTACTTGATGTTTAGTATTGAATTTTATTCCATCTAATATGTCATTAGTTAATATCTTATTATTAGGATCTATAAATTCTCCTTGTAATGCAATATTATCAAATACTTTAGTATATTGAGGGTCTTTGTTTACTATGATTCGTAGTCTTATATCCTTACTTGTATCACCAAATCCTTCTATATCTAATGAATTTATTATATAAAATTCATTATTCTTAGTAGCTACAACCTTATCTCTGAGAGGTAACGTAAAATCTGGATCAAATGTATATAAAGATGTAAATGCGTTTAATTTTTCATTATATATCAAAGACTTATTATACAGTCTGAACCATACTTCATCATATTTCTTATCATACAATGAATTAGCTCCTTTAGTCTTTTGATTATACATGTTATTCATATAAGACTGCACGTTACAATCTTTTGATATTATACTTATTCCACTTCCTGTAGATTTACATATTTCATTCTTATTAGAATCGTACCAATATATGCTATTACTAGAGTTAACAATACTTCTATCATTAACTACATTAGTACCATTTAGAGTACTCAAATAATCGTATCTATCTAATACACCACCAGTACCTAATACTAACTGACCTACATTATTATCTTGTATCAATGATCTTTCATTTACAGATAATACTCCAAAAGCATTATTCTACCAGAAATACAATCTATTAAATATACCCCGTATGTTAGTTATTTCTCCATACTAATAATCTACATCTATAAAATCAGCAGGTTTAAATATAGACCAATTATCTATATTCTCATTTGTAGTTTTAGCTTGTGAAACATATACCCTATTAGCTGATTTTACATTTGCTTCATCATATAATCCTCTAGTACTAAATATTTTTCCATCAGGCTATGCAGAGTATGCGTCATTATATAAATAATAAGGTTTACTTTGCGAATGATATGTACCTAATTGAACAGGTTCTATTTGCAAATATGCATCTACATTATTTGAAGCACCATTATATGTTCTATTAGTCATTTGCCCCATAGATAATTTCAAATTGATAGTGCTTTCTAATGGAATATACGCTCCGAAATAACGTTTTCGTTCAGACCAAGAATCACCACCAGAAGCTTCATTTCTTTGAAATATCATTTGAGATGGATAATCTAGAATACCAATATAAGTATCTCCTCCAAAAGCATATACTACAGGATTATTCTTATCACCATATGACCCTATAGGTATATATGTAGAACTAGTTCTAGCTGAATAAGTATTACCGTTATATGGTATTAATGGTTTTTTTGCATTAACTACAATTAATGGACAATTATTATTAGCATGTTCATCACGATAAAATGAAATAGGTTGGATTGAAAGTATATCATCATCTGATACCTATAATATAAGACATGGACCAGCTGGGCCATAAGTAATTACATCTATATCATTTCCACCCTCATAAAAATTACTAGCGGTCCAATTAGAATAAGTAATGTTACCTATACTAGCTTTATAAGGTTTTACTCCACCATTTAGTACGGCATTGTATGGTATTATAGCTGGAAGTTTTGCGTCTATTATACTTTGTTCCTTTCCTATAAATTTAGAATTTACTCGAAAATAGAATTTCTATATATAAGCACAGTACCAATCGTCATTATGAATAGCAAATACTTGTGATGCTGAAGCTGACGCATTATTCCCAGAATTATATACTTTAGTACTTTTTCTATTAGTAACATGAGATGTTCCTTCTGGTAAACGCTAAGCTGAGTTATTCATAGCTACCCAGTTTTGCACATTTGTACCTTGCTGATCTGTATCTTGTTTACTGAAATCAGATATAAGAACGGCTTCCTATCTGAGATATATATTGTCTTTAAATAGAGCTTCAGTCTTTTCTCCATTAAAACATACTTCTGGTGATATAAACCTCCAATAATTATCAGTTATATCTTCTTCATCAATTTTTCTTCCAACTACACCTGCTCCAGATCTTTCTATTACCAACCCTCTACGTTTAGTATGTAAAAATGGCATTGGCCTATACTCATTAGTGTCTTTATTACTTTCTCCTCTGCCTATTTCTCCAGTATCGCTTGTTTCAACAATTTTATAATTATGTATTGGAGTGATAACTCCTTGTGATACAATGGTCCTATCTTTTTCTGTTCTATCACATCTTACTATTTCATAAGATACCGCATCAATAGGAAAGTTCTTTACCGTAAATTTAATGCCTATAGGTTTTGAGTACCAGTAACTACCATATTGTGTAAGAAGAGGGGCTGTGACTAAATTAGGCATTCTAATATCTCCTATCCATAACACTGGAGAAGCTATAAATTTACTATTGTAAAATACGATACCAAAGCGATATACTTCATCTCGTTGATAACTTTTAAACAACGAAGCTATAATAGGATCAGCATAATTTCTTTGTCTATAAGCAGAAGTTATAGGTCTATCATATATTTTACTTCCATTTAATTCATAAATAGGCATAGAATTTGTAGTAAAACCACTAACATCAAGTCCCACATTATTTGCCAATTCTACGCCAGTAAGAGGAGAATAAGTTTCATTTAATTCTGTATTAATAAAACTATATGATATATTTAGCCCATTACCTCCAAGTTTATTTCCTTCTCCATATACATATTCTGTAGGCTGCCCAAAGCTAGATCTAGCCGCATTATAAGGGTTAATGCAATCATGATGTCTTGGAATTTTCCTCATAGCATCGTAATCTGTAATTGAGAAATATTCATAGTCATCAGGATTAGCAGTTTCTAACCTAACGTAATTGTTAGCATTAGCTCTATATACTCTTGCATCGTATTCTACTAGATCATCGTTATCATATATCATTGGTATCCAAGACGTTTCTGTAACATTAGACGCAAATAGTCTGTTCTATAGAGAAGTAATACTGTTACATATAAAAGAATAGCTAGTAAACGCATTAAATTCTTCCTATGTCATAGTGCTTAATGCACTACTACCAGTATCAGTATAACTTATGTAATCTAAATTCGTATCTATTTCAATATCATCTATTACAGAATAAGTAGGAATAGAGTTGTTATCTTCATAGAAGATACGTACTATAGTACATCTATTGAAATCTTTAGTGCTAAGTTTTGCTCTTACTGTACATCCTTTACCTGTATAAGAGCCTTTCTAAGACCCTTCGTGATTTATTAATGGAGAATTAATTTCAGAAGCATCTAAATGTACTAAATTACTCAAACTAGATAATGAAGTCTATTGAGAGTGTTTATTATACAGTCTATAACAATACTGTACCATACCAGCTTGAAAGTTACCAGACACAATATCTGTAACTTCAAATGGTGGTAATATTGCATTAGGTATTATGTCAATACTATCAGGATTAAGTATATTACCATCTGCATCTACTAAAGGATTATCTACATTAGGGTACTTTATATACTTATCACTCATAATGTTGATTACTTTAATAGATGAGTTTCCATCAGTAAAGTAAGCTTTAATATTGGACTGTGTTTCGTAATTTAATACTATACTTAACTGATTTGAATCAGCTTTTTCACATAGTTTTAATTTACCCTATAATACAATAGTACTAATTAAATTAGGAGAATCAAAATTCTCTATACGATATATTTTATTATAACCGTCAACTAACTTAGTAACAATTACTGCAATATCATTTATAGTAGCTGTACCTATTATTTCTTCTGTACCTTTAATGCCGTAATTATATTTCTTAGCGCCTTCTACACTCTAAAGAACACCACTAGTACTAGAATCATCAGTAATTATACGAACATCTTGACCATATCTATATTGATTATTCGGCAATATAGCTGCATCACTGTCCATATTCATACCACCATAAAATGTATTTATTTGAGCTGTATTACTAATCATAATTATCTATTCTAATTGTATATATTCTGTTCATCTCCTGTAGTAGAGAAGAATGTATCGTGATCGTCAAACTCTGTATATAATTTATTCCAAGTATTCTTTATACTTTCTATTTCATCTGTACCAGGCATCATAGCTTCAGCATATGCCTATTTACGATAAAAGTTATAAGAGTTACGAATATCGTAGTAGTCTCCTTGACTAATCTGACCTTTTAATTTCTTAGGATACATTAGTTTCATAGTCACATACCAGAATATAGCTTCTTTGTATGATTCGATATCTGGTATCATTGGCATTGCTTCTTCATCAGTAAATATTGCATAGTATGATACTTTAACAAATCCTTCAGGTATATTAGTCATTATATAACCAGGTTTAGTCATATACTATAATTCATTACTAAACATAGTGCTATCTCTATGACCTATAGATCCATTAACGTATTTACCATTGACTGTACCTACTGTCCATTGATTAAGTAAGATACTAAGGGTTTGACGTAAACTAGTATCTTCATTTAATTTCTGCAGGGCCTCTGTATCACTTGTAAGATTGAACATATTCTTTACTAATGGAAATAACTCAGTATCGTGTATCAACATACAAGGTTTACCGCATCCTCTATCATGAAATATCCCAAAGCTTGAAGTAGTCTTACGCATAGGTAACCAACCACCATCATTCTAGAATGAAAAAGCTACTTGACCCAGTTTGTATAAATCACAAGGTAAAGCTGCTTGATGATTTATAATAGGTAGAATAACTACTTTATGATCGTACTATTGAATGGCTCCTATCTTAAGTATAGCTTCGAGTATGTATTCCTTTATATCAGTAATTCGAATATCCGGTTCTTTTAATTCTAAATCTGCTATAACTTTAGCTATTATAGCTTTAGAAGAAATCATTCTATTATCTATCATTTTGTGTATTTTTTAATTTCCAAATATAGCCATAAGCTGATTTTTGTTTGCCTTGATAACATCTTTTTATACTCACTCTTGTAGTATTAGGATTACCTAATGTTCTTGCAGCATCCATAACAGAAGGAAACTCTTCAATTAACTAACCATCTAGGCTGTATTTACATATAGGTTTTTCTAAGTTTTTGACATGTTTAGAACGTTTCTAAGATACTCCTTTTTTCCTTCGCATTTCTTCTGTCCATACTCTATTCTTATTAGCTTTAATAATACTATCACGTTGCTATTGACTCAACGTGTGACCTTTTGGAGTACATCCTGTAGTTTTGCCAGCTATTTTACAGATATTATAATCTCCTAATTCGTCAAGATACTTCTATTCTATTAGTAGCAAAGTGTCTGTTATATTTTCACATCTTTCTAATACTATAAAATAAAACTTATCTATACCAAATTTATTAACTGCTCTTTGTAAATAACAATTAACATGTTCTCCTTTTATTAAAGCAGAATAGTGTTGCCTGAATCTTTTTCTTAATGTTCCAGTAGATCCTATATATTTTTTATTATCAAGGGAATTTACTATAGCATATACTCCACTTCCATCTTCAAGATTATACCAAGATCCAAAAAACATATCATGTGCATTTTCTTTCATAATTCTGGATAATCTTTTAATTTTTTGAAAATGAGTTGGGCGAGATCCCTCTTGTTTTGTCTACAAGCTACAAACTAATAAGCTCCTTTATTAATCAATAGACAATCTTTCTTTTGCCAGTAGAATCTGTACTTAAAGTAATTGGAGTGCTCATTAAGTAAGTATACGGGTTTGCCTGTTTCTCTAGTAGCTTTCCAGTCCCATCTTAAACTTTTACCTGTAAATTCTTTAGGCATATGCTTAATTATAGACAACTTACCAAGTCTACAAGGTAGCTTGAACTCTTTACAATTAAGCATGATTTCATCTCTAATAAATTTAAAGTAATCTGTAACTATAGCTTTAAAGGTCTTTAAATCTACATCATACTAAGTATTAGGCTCAATGTATTCCTTATAACTTATATAGTAATCAGCAATGGTATAACACTTTCTGTCATACGTTAGTCGTTCTCTCATTTCTTACTATATATATTTTGTGTATCATCTTTAGAGTCATTAGTTACATCACTAGGTTGAGTTACTAATACTCTTAATTCTTTCTCTAATATCATTTGTACTATAGTTGGAACCATAGCAGCAGGAACAGGGTATTCATCATCAGGATTATAACAAGGTATATCGTTAACCGGATCTTCTAATATACAATCAATACTTATGTACTCTAACTAATTAGAATCTCCTTCTACGTATATTTTACTACCCTTAACCCATGCAATATAATCTTTACAAGTAGCTTTTCTGTATCTCTATAGTTTAGCTTTAGTATAATTACCCAACTATATAATGTTACCATACATATCTCTTACTGCTACTACTCCTGGTCTGTATCTAAAGCTAATTAATGCTGGTAGTTCTCTATCTCCTACATATACATGTTTACCAGGATAAGTCTATATTACATCAAGATGAATAGGTTCAATTGTAGAGACATACGCTTCATCTACATCATAACCTTTATCTATTGCCTACTTTATAAGCATTGCTCTATAATACTTTATCCAGAGTTCAATCTAATGTCTGCTTAGATGTTCTGACTCTGTAATATTATTATTACGAGCAATCTATAATATATTATCTATTATATTATTAAGTGACATATAAAATTCTATTAACGTTAATATACCTAGAACGCATTTTAAAGCGATTAGAGGCATTTTATGTGTACAGCTATACAATCCCTTATCGCAACTAATAGCGTTTCCTGTACAAGCTTAAAACAAAAAAAGGTTGACCTTATTGATCAACCTCTTTCATTACATTCTACATATTCTGTGGTAACATCTATTTCATAGGTGGTGGAACCATAGAACTTGCTTGTTTAATTATATTCTTTAATTCGTTTACTTCATCCTGTAGTTCCTTTATCCTAGGATCCTCTGTATTAATAGGTTCCTTCAGTATGTCCAGTTTCTCAAGTAAAGCCTAGCACTTACTCATTTCTTCATCACACTTAGCTATTGACTCTTTCCTAGCTTTATAAGTGTTGTACTAATTCTTTATTATACCTACAATTTCCTGTTTATCTGTAGATATAGTTAAACCTAGATTACTGTCTGTTATCACGGTCCTGTTCTCAGGTATAGAGAATTTTTTCTATTCCCCATTACATTGTATAGTAACATCTATTAACTTCTTCCTAGGTTGATTAGGTAACTAGAACTAACCAGGCTGTAATGGTTCATCGTATGCATTCGATACTGATATAACAGTACCTACATTGTATTCCGTTGTTTTTTTGAATGTTCCGACAACTTCTATAATATAGACGTTATCCCCTTGATTTAATTGATCGAATGTCATAATATTAGTTATTAAAGGGCTACCAAAAAAGTAGCCCTTGTTATTATTAAGCAGATGGAGTAGCAGTTGCTTTATAACCATCGCTTACCAAAAATACTTGATTTGTATACTTATTATAATGGAGTAAATATATACCAGTACCTGCAAGATTTTCAACTCTAACTGGTTCATTGTTATAAGTTACTAAAGGTCTAGTATCACCATTAGTGCCAATTAGTATTGGTAATGTAGCACTAGTACCTGTAGGTATTGCAGTTCTTAAGTCTATATAAAATCCACCAACATAATCCCTATTTCTAAATGCATGATTAGGAAGTTCTAATGTTACAGCTTCAGTTCCAACTGTAACATTAGTTACTGGTAAAGTATTGTAATTTGTTCTTCCTAATGAAGGAAATAGAAAGGGTAATCCTGTAAAAAAGTTAGGCCACATACTTACCTCCTTTCTTACTGGAATTAACCCCAGTAATTATTGCATCCACAACCGTATCCACTACGACCATATGCTACATCACCAGCGTATGCACCATAGGCAGCAGCACGATAAATATCTGTGTTAATGGCTGTTAACTGAGGATAAGGTACGCTTACTGTATTAGGTAATTTGCATTTGATACCATCAACATCTGATTGCAAATCATTCAGTCTAGTTACAATAGGAGCAGTAGCCTGATTAATCATAGAACCTACAGCAGCTGTCTGATGTTCGTTACTCAACTGAGAAATCAAAGTAGAGTTCTTCTCACGTAAAGTATCAATCTTATCTAACAGAGCTTGGTTCTGTATAGCATCAAGCTTAGCGATTATAGACTGAGTATTAGCTGTATTGCTATCACGGAGAGACAGGGTATTGCTGTTCATGGTGTTAACCAAGTTATTAGTTTGGTTACATACAGACAACTGATTTTCATAACCCATCTTAGTGATATTGTTGTTTACAGCGTCAATAGAACGCTGAGTTGTGCAGCAGCAGTTAGCTAACTGAGAAGCAAGATTTGCATTACCAGAAGTAATAGCATTAATTACTTCACAACTTGACAGCTTAGTATCACAAGAGATCTGACTTACACCAGCATTGATTTGATTCAAAGCTGTTTGAACTGCATTGATGTCACAGTTCAAAGTAGTTGACAGATTGCTTATTGCATCTTTATTACCATTGATAGCCTACATGAGCAAATTAGTATTAGCATCAGTATTTAGTTCAGAAGCTAATGCACCAGCGTTACGGCCACCGAAACCGTTACCACCCCAGCAGAACCAGATCAGAATGATCCAGATCCACCACCAACCGCCGTTTCCACCGAAACCGCCGTTGTTGTTCATCATAGCCATCAAAGCTGCAGGATCCATACCTTTATTAGCATTTTGCATTAAAGCAGCGAGACCAGCGTCGATACCGCGATCTTGCACGATAATTCTATCTTCTAACATAATTGATTTAGTTTATAAAAATTGATTTTAATTAATATCTGACATAGCGAGTGGCTCTACGAGAGTACTCATAAGGATCATATTCATGTTCTACTCTTTCGTAGTCTCTCTTTTCATAATCATCCTTATCATACATGCTACGTCTTCCGAACATACCCATTCGTCTACCACCTCTACGATAATGTCCAAAGTCTTCTTCTTCATCTTCATACTTGGACATTTTCTCTTCGTAACATTCCATTTCAGCTTCTCTGATATGATCGCACATTACGTAAATATAATAATACCACATCTTACCTTCGTCAATATCTTTATCATTAAGCCAAGCTTTTGCAAATTCAACGTAGTGTTTAGTATTATTAGAACCAGTAATGTTCATAATAACTCTATAGTAATCAGAGTAAACCATATTTAATGCTACAAACCAATCATAACGATTGAATTTGCTTCCTAGAGCAATTCCGTATTGACTGGCCAATGTGGTAGTCTCTTCTAAAGACCAATGTGGTCCACGAGTACCGTCCTCATTTTCCATCTTCATTACAGCTTTACGAGCATATTCCTCATTGAAGTGAGGTCCGTGTTCTTTCTCGTAAGCCTTCACACGAAATATTCTATGCATATTATTATTGATTAATATTGTTTTGAATATGTTATTTGTCGGGAATTTCTATTACCCGTGTATCCGTTACTTTGATCAACGGATTGCTATTTACTATCTGGTAATTTTTGATATATATTTTTTTAAAGTCAAAGTGAAAGAATCTAACTAGCCAGTTCTTATAAGTATTCTTATATTCTTTATTTTCTGTTACGAATATTGTCTACTAGTTTTTTATATCTATTTTGGCTGTTAGGATTGAATCCTTTCTACTAACTATGATAGTTGTTAAGTCATTAAGTTTTAACTCTTTATCGAAGTCTATTAACTTCTCTTTAATTACTGTTTTCACAGAATCCTTAATCTCAGTATTGATTACACTTACATTGGTTAGATTCTTATCTTTGACTTTATTATCTTTCTTTACTTGATTTATCTATTGTATCAAGCTATCCTTACTATTATTCAGTTCATTTATAGTAAGTTGTAATACTCTATTGTGTGCCTCTTTATTAGATGCTATCTCTTCATAAGCTCTAATATTGTTAGTTATTCTGTTAATCTCTGCATTCTTTTTATTTAACTAACGGTTCTAAAACAAAACAGTCGCAATAAGTAAACTAACTAAACCTACTGCGACTATTCTGATATTGTTACTGAACCAATTAATTATCTTTATTACTATTGGTATCATCTGAAAGTTCTCCATCTAATTCGACATCTAATATCTATTCCCCTTTCTTCTTTGCTATCTTCTTAAGTATATTCCACACTTTCCATCTAGGATGTAGTTTACCTAAGTTCTCAAGTAAGGAGAAGAATTCTACTAAAGCTATAGCACCTGCTATAAACTCAATAGCGTGTAAATCTATAGAAGTTACTATAAACTTCTCAATAGTAAACGCACCACATATAGCAACTATTGCATCTCTTAGCTTATAGAATATTTTTGAAGTTAATCTCCTTGAACGTGCTAATATTTCATCGTCTTTATATTTCTTATTTACTTTGCACTCATATAAAGTATTAACTATGATAATGCCAGCTAGAGCTGTAATAGGAACATATACTGGTGAGTATAGAGATATTAATCCACCTAATGCAGCAGATGCTAATTTCTCTGTACTACTAAACATGTTTTTAAATATAGGCATTGTATGCTCTCCTAACTGATAATAATTCATAGATAGTAAATGATATAAAGTGTAAATCAAAAAAGTCCCAGCTGATTCATAAGGGGTTTAAAATCGGCAGGGACTCTGAAAATTGTTCGAGATTATAATTAATAAACGTTTACATTGTAAATAAGTTGCTATTACTCGATTAAACTTAGTTAAGACTAATAGCGGTTCTTACGAGCTTCTAGCATATTCAATCAACTAATGATACTTAATCATCTTCTTTAGTAGATTGATACCATTACAATGTTTCATCCAACCAATATGACTACAGACTTGCTGCCTATATTCACTATAAGTCATGTGCTTAAGTTTATTCATAGCAGCAACTTTCTTACACATTTTGTGTTTAATATTCTTTCTAATCAAAGTATAATCGTGATAGATTTTATATCCTACAAAAGATATACTTCTATCTTCTACTTTGAATATCTGATAATTACTTTTAATTTCTAATTTAAGTGTGCCTAATTGTTCTCTTATTTCATCAAGTAATTGTCTTAAGTATTCTTTATCACTATGAAGTATTACCATATCATCTGCATATCTAAAGTAATACTTAACAGCTTTATCCTCTTTAAGCCAATGATCAAAGTATGACAAATAAAGATTGGCAAAGAACTAAGAAAGATAATTACCAATAGGAACTCCTTCTACAGAGTCTATAATACCATCTAATAATGCAAGTAGCTTATTATCTTTAATCTTCTTTCTAACTATCTACTTTAATATTTCATGGTCTATACTTGGATAAAACTTTCTTACATCTAACTTGAGACAATATACTGTATTCTATTTATCTTTCAATGCGCTTTGTACATCATATAATGCCTTATGAATTCCTCTCTTCTTAATACAACTATAAGTATTAGTAATAAATACAGAACGCCAAATTGGTTCTAATATATTCATAATAGCATGATGAACAATTCTATCAGGATAGTAAGGTAATTTGAATATAAGTCTTTCCTTAGGTTCTCTAATTATAAATGTATCATACTTAGAGGTGGTATAAGTTTGGTCTATCAGTGTACCTTGTAATCTAACTAATAAATTATCTTTATACTTGTCAAACTCCTTAATATCGTTTCTATTACTCTTATTCTTTCTAGCTTTCTTATCAGCTAAATATAGATTGTCTATTGAAACAATCTTTTCAAATAAATTATTATATCTTTTCATCTGAAGCACCTAAGTGAGTCTTCACCGAAGTTACCAACACACTTGTTTAGGTTAGTTATCTTTTGCCAAGAGGCAAGGTCTCGTTCCTCAAATAATCTGAAAATCACTGATAGTTCTCTGATAATCGTGCTTCATTGTACTGACATTAGCATTCGCATTACTAAGGTCATTGTTAGAATTCAGATTGAATAAACCTGCATTGGAACTATTACTCGTGTTAGCTCCTATCTAACTTACTTGTTCAATCCAGAACGACAACCTATTTGTTAATAATTAAGGGATATATACCAGACGAGTACCGACATAAGCAGACGCAGAACCAAGGTCATTGCTAGAAGCCAGAGTGAAAAAACCCGCAGAGGAACCATAACCCGCGATAGCTCCCAACAGTAAAGTTCTGTCAGATGCTACAGCATTCGTCCAATAATGATCACAGAAATACGTAGTAGAACCAGCTCCACCTTCCTAACAGAATAAGTCAGCAGCCGCATTATTTGTAATGCGTTTAACCCATTGTCCGCTGGTAGTTAGAGTAGTTAAACCACTGTCTTCATATAACGATTTATCTATGCCAAAATTCTCTTTGTTGTTGGTGACGTATATCTTATTGTCTGTTCCTGTTACAACAATATCACAACAGTTCTTCCATACATGACCAAATAGATTCTCAATACCTCTATATCTATTAGCGTATTGACTGGCTTGTGTTTCAGTACCTTCTGCATCTGTATTAACGTATGAATACTGTACTTGACCAGAACCATTACCTAATGAATTAGTAGTACCTGTAGGTACAAAAGCCCATCTATCAGCACCGTTTTCTTTCTTAGTTCCATTAGTAATACCATTACCAAGTCCACCTTGATGATAACCTTCTTCGGTCAATGCTGTGTTAACTGCTTTCTAACTATTAAGGGTAGCATATTCTACTACATAACACCAAGTAATAAACTTATGTATCTCATAAGTATAGATAGCATAACTATTACTTCTACCATTACGAGCCTGTGTCAAGAAAGTAGCTCTATTAGTATCTACAGTAGGTACTTGATTTCTAATTGAGTATAAAGTACTGCCGTCCCTATAAGCTTCATATGCAGAGCAATACTTCTTACTAAACTTAGTATATCCTTCTAAAGGATATAAAGACATTCTGATTTCCCAATCATAGTCTCCGTGTACTACTACAGTATAGTATGCATCAGGTAATTCAACCATATCATTACCATCTTCAATGCCATTAGTTACTTCAGAACCATCTTCGTAATGATCCCAATCTGTAGCATTAAAGTATTTAATAGTACCATCAGAAGTAAGTCTACAGCCTTTGAATAATGATTGTACTGGTAGGTCTTTATGCATTTGCATATTACCAGTTCTTACTCCATCAGGACTACTACCTGTAAAACGTACTCCATACCATAAGTCACCTGCAGCATATATCTAAGAACCGTTCAACCACATCTCTTGAACGGATTTCCCATTAGCAGCAACTTCTTGGAATGTTAAATTATTTAAACCAACTTGTCCCATAATTAAGCTGAAAGTTTAATATACAATATACCAGGAGTCTAACTACCTACTTCAGGTACTTCATCTACTATTTTAATCTGCGTAACATCTGTAGAAGTTACTTTATTAGCTACAGCAGTATTTATCTTATTATTTGCTTCACTTTTAGTATATACATCAGACTTATTTGCTTTAGTACCTAATTGATTAGTTATAGTAGTAGCAAAGTTAGGATCGTCACCTAATGCAGCTGCTATTTCATCTAATGTATTTAAAGTTTCAGGAGCAGAGGCAACTAATCTGGCACATTCGGCTTGTGCTATTTCGATAGCCTTAGCATCTGTTTCTAATTTAGTATAAGCATCATTAATACCATAACCTGCCAATGTAGTAGACTTATTTGCTTTACCGTTTAGGTCATTGGTTAACTTCTGTTCAGCTTGTTTAGCTCTATTTACCTCATCTGCAATTTCCTATTTCAGTTTCTTTATTTCTACACTCTAATCAGTATTAGTAAAGTAATTAACCGGTAACCAGTCATTGCCTGTATAACTTTTAATTACATTACCATTAGCATCAGTAGATAAGTCAATCCAATAAGTTACTTCCATAGGATTAGGAGCATAAACAGATGCTAGAAAGTTAGGGTTCTCTTGTTTTATCATAAGTTTATTAAATTAAAGTTATAAAATATTTAGCAATAGACCCCAATACAATAGATGAAATTCCAATTGCTAAGTCTTTTTTATTCCATTTACCATTATAGTAATGACATCTATCACTATTCTCTTTAACAAATAGCATTAGCAATGATGTACTACTATTAAGTAATAATGCAGTAGTGAAATATACTACTGCACCAAATATATTATTCTTTATAGAATTCTTCATTATACCACATTTGTAAATTTAATAGTACCTGCAAAGTTAGCTACTTCTTCCATATTTAAGAAGTCTAATTTAACTGCACCAGATACATTATAGGTCTATATCAGGTTCTTGCTGCTTAGAACACATCATATTGTTCTTTACCCAAGATATTTCATATTCAGTAAGAGTACGATTAAATAAGAAAATATCTCTATGACAACCAATAAAAGTTCTATTATCATCTTTTCTAATAGTTCCTATAAATAGAGTATCTGTATCTGGTTTATCACCAGGATATATAATTTGTTTATTGTATTTATTTTTAGTTTGATAAATAACAGAACTAGTTTTATCTACATTTATAATAGTATGAGAATAATAAGAGTACGTGTCCCACTTGTCAACATGTTTGTATTCTAAAATAAAAGCACCGTTTTGTCCTAAAGATTTAGACATAAAAACGCCATTATCAACTTTTTCATCAAACCAAGTTCTATCGGCAATAACAGTATAATCAGTTAGAATAGGAAGTCCGTAAGTAATGGCATAAGATTTACCATCATAACAAAGTTGATTAGGATAATTCGCTATCAATTCAATATCAATTTCAATATCCTTATTTGTTCCGAAATCATAATAAATATTAGTTTCTTCTTTATTATTGAAAATTTCTTCACTAATAATAGGAACATCTATTATACTACCATCATTAATATATACTGAATAAGCAGCTGTAGTTATCAAGTTACCATCGGTACTAACTATACTAAATTTAATATCATCTATTTTCTTATTGATATTAAATTTAAGTTTATAAGATTGATTATAATAATTATTTTTTGGAATGCCAATAGTAAAACCAAACCAATTATCGGCTTTCTTTTTAACTATATGAAATTTGTTATAAGATTTTGTACTTATATCTTTATTAATAGTTGAACCATAACTCCAATTCTTAAAATCTTGAGCATAAATACCAACACCACTATTCAACTTACCTTTAAAACCATAAAGATAAGCATCATGTTTATTACCGCTAAAGTCTTTTAGAATAGAAGTGGGTAACTGGGTGATGGTGATATTACATTCACCGATAACACTAACACCAAAACCAAAATAAAGATTATTATCTTTAAAGGTGTAAACGCCATCTTTTTTAATATGGGCTTCAGGCTTTCCTCTTCCTTGTCTCACAATAAGATATTTATTTTCAGTAACTCCAGTAACACGAATAGTCAAATCGGAATAAGGTTCATTATCATCTTCTATAATATTGTTAGTCTCAACTACGTTTGTTATAACAATAGTATTATTAGTAATTTTAGCAACACCTCTGGTATTTCTATATGCCCATTTTGTAAAATCTTCCACATACGCCTCTATCACATCATAGTTAGTCAACTTCTGTTTACAAGGACTATACCAAGCAACTATACTTTCTTTAAACCAATCAGGTTGTTCAGGTTCAGGTGGTGTAGGTGTACCAGGTATATACCATTCACCTAATACTACTGCTCCTATATTAGTATACTGACTAATACGTATATGCTTACCTGCAAAGATACTAAAGTCAATCTAATTGTTATCCTTTACAGTAAGTATTGTAGGAGTTAAAGTAGGATCATCTGTAAGAGTATTAATGATAAGCTACCCAGTAATATTAGCAGGCTCTATAAACGAATCTCCCTTCTCTATATGATACAAAGAAGGGAATACAAAGTAAGCCTAAGGATTTATAAATAAAGGCTGATATAGGATTGTTTTCATAGTGCTAGTACTTGTTTACGTAATCTCCCTTCTCTATATGATACATGAACCCAAGAGAAGTTTGATTCATTTATTAACTGATCAAATGGAAGATTATCTTTAATATAGTTGAATAATTTCTCATTCTCTGTCTTACTACCTACAGTAATATCAGCTGCTTCGCCGTATAGGTGCTAACTCTTCTTAGCTTTACTGCCTACAGCCTCATTTAAAGCCTCACAGCGGAACCCAGACGTAACGCGAATAGGTTTACCATACCATTCCCTTAAAGGGTCTAAAACAGCCTCTATTAGCTTCTACAGCTTTAATACCCCTTCCTCTGAAGGAGTATTGTCTATACCGTTAGCTTTTGCTGTAGATGACTTTGTCATTTCCTCAATTGTAAAATATTTCATTATTTCTATTGTTTACTGTGTAATATAAAATACTGATACTAGATAAAGTTCATGTGTTTGTGAGACAGTTAGTAAATAGTTTCCAGCTTGTGCATTTAAATGTTCATCAGGAAAAATCCATTGTGAATTATTGTCTTTAGAATTACCTTCTGAATGAATCATTCTGAATTCTAAATTTGTTTGTGTAATTACATCTATTGGAGTAGTGTCATAATAAGATTTTGTCCATACATCTTTAGGATTAAGTACTACTGTATCATCATTTATCTGTATAGTTTTAGATGCAATGCTACCATTTATTATTACAATGCTCCTTTTATTTCCCAATGGAAAGTCATATGAGAAATGGGGGGGGTTGGCAGATTAGCAACAAACTCAGCTTTTGTCATACATTCATTGTTAGGTACAACACTGAATCCTTCTGCATTAGCTTCTGCTTTAGTTATTAATTCATTAGTAGGTTCCATAGTAATTTATTTAGTTAAAAGGATTAGCGTCTTGTGATAGATATATATATATGTAGTTTCACCCATAGCTGTAACCGCTATTGTTGCTGTACGCATCATATTTGTTTGATTTTTACTTAAAGGCCTTACACTCAATATTCCTCTATCTAACCTTAACACTTCAAAGAATTGAGTTTGACCGGTAACTTTGGTTGTATAATTATTTGTATAATCCTAAACATTCTCACCAATAGAAAACTTATTAAGAAGATACGTCGTACCGTATCTTAACTGAATATCTCTTTGTGTAGTACTATTATACTACCAATTTTCAGCTAATGAATCAGATGTTAATATTGGCCTTTCAGAGAAATTTAATGTGATAGAAGCCTAATCTGCCAATTCATTTGAATCTGTTGTACAAGCGTGAGTAAGTTTACGGTTTATTTCAGCTCTAGTAGGACATTCATTAGAATGAGGAACACTTAAGTATTGTATATATTTGGTTGGTATTCTATTATAAATTTCTACCCAAGATTGCATTTCCATTCTTCAACTCCTCCACTTGTTTCTTTAAGTCTTCAATTTCTTGCTTAAGTAGTTTAATACCTTCTACTGCTACTACTCCTAACATACAGTAATCTACAGATTTCATACCATCACTGTCTGTATTAACTATTTCAGCAAAGTTATTCTCTAAATCCTATGCAACAGTACCTATCTGGTGTTTATCATGCATATCAAATTCTACAGTAGGTATATTACATATTTGATCTAATGTGTGATTTAATGGAACTATATTAGATTTAAGTCTAATGTCAGATTCTTTAAAGAACCCAGATGCATGCACTTCTGCAAAACCTCCGGTCGCTTGACCGTTACCAATATATAGTTTTCCAGCAGATACAGTGTTACCACTACGAGATCTATAATTTAACCATACCCGTTCACCTACTTCTCCATCTGCAAAGTTGAATTCATTACCATCGTTTAATACATTTTTGATACTATGCCAATCTGGAAGTAAATCTTCTGAAATAGCAACACAATCTTCATTATTTGGCATTAGTTTGAATGCCATGCGCTTGGAAACAGGACCATTAGTAGTATAATAACTAACGTTATATTGGAAATTATATTCTTCTTTTGTATATTCGTAATATGCGTATACATTACTAATTCCAAGGCAATTGACATTTGAAGCGTAACTATGAAATAAATATTTCTAGTGATGTTCAATTATATCCATAACTACTTCTTTCAGTCTATCTGTTGACCCAAAGATGTTGTTTATAAATTCTATTGCCTCTGTACCAGTTACATTTTTATCCAGAGTTAAATATGAACCATTCGGGACATCAATTACTTTACCATAATTAGAACAATCTATTTCTCGTATAAGGTCGGGAATTTCAGTAGTTGGACTAATGCTTTGGCTACCCGAACCTGGCGCATATGTGTCAGTATGAAGAATAACTATTGCTCCATGAGAAGCATAAAAGTGATATTTACCGCCACCTCGTACATAAACATAGCATGTGTCGTAGTTACTTAAAGTAGATAAACCTCGTACCGGATCAGTATTGGCAAAATTAAAATCTGACAAATGTACAGCAAGTATACTTCTTGAGTTAACTCCCCAGGCATATGGAGCAAATTCCCAAATTTTGCGAACACTAAATCCACGTTCATGTGTAGACCATGACGGTTTTGTACCACTATCTAATGCTACTAGTACTTCTACTCGTATGTTCATTCTTTCTCCAGCAGCAATCGTAACCGGATACCACGTATTTTCATCCAACCCGGAGGCGTCAATCTCTGTAAGTTGCATCATGTAGCCAACACTACGAGCGCTTGAAATGCTGTCGTTAACATACTATTTCAAAGACTCAATGTCTACACTGCCTCCTTGTACTTCTTTATAAGTACCGTTGTCAGATAAGTATTTAGTACCATTACCGTTAGTAATAATCTTATCTATTTTGCTTTTATCGGAAGGAAGAATAATACCAGCTGTACTATCAGTTGCAGGATTAAATGTTAATAGAATTGAATCTGTATTAACGGGATCTTTAAGATCTTGCTGTCTTAAGCTCAGAGATATATTATTATTCTTATGCGACACACTTCCCTCAGTAACTACAAGATTAGGCATATCTTCTATTGTCTGTTTCAAAGCATTACCGTCTGTAGCACTAAATTTACCATTAAGAGCAGTTTGTGTAGCATTAGATATAGGCTTATTAGCATCAGAAGTATTATCTACGTTGCCTAATCCTACTTGATCTTTAGTAACTTCATGAGGATTAGACTTATTATTAATATGTGTTTCTAAATTAGTCTATACAGCATCAATATCAGAAGTAATACCAGCTTGATCTTTTAATCCATCCAGTTTAGTTTTATCTGATGATGACATTAAACCTGCTTGAGATATAGTAGCTGAAGTAATAGTAAGAGTATTTCTACCTACTTGCTATGCTTCTTGTCTATAAGTAGTAAAATTTAAAACTGCTTCAGTAGTAGATTGATTTACATTTACTGTATCAGTAATTAGTTTATCGGGTATTCTATTCAATTTATCTGTAGTAGCTTTACCCTTATCTCCAGGATATGCAGTAGAACTAGTTTCACCTAATGCCAATGATTTAGATATTTCTACATAGTCTGTACCTGACCATCTATAAGTTAAATTAGTATCTTGTACTATATATATCTTACCAGATTCACCAGTACCAGGTAGATTACTAAATGTATCAACTTCTATTACATCATCTACATAAGACGGTAATTGAGCAGATGGAATAATACCACTTTCATTCAAAGAAGCCAAACCATTTGGAGCACCTTTGCTGTTTATAAACTATTGTACTTTACTATTAAGTTCAGACGTATCTCCTATAAGTATCCAACTACTCTGCTTAGTGTAGTCAGCTCCTGGCTATAATTGATATACTTCTCCAGGTCTATCTTTACAGGAAACTAACATACAATCATATTTCCATATACCTCCTTGCTCATCAGTCCAAGTTTCTGGTTTTACTAGATCTGCATATGAGTTAACTAACGATCTAGCTTCGAGAGGGGCATCTTTCTTTACTTCAAGATTACCACTAAAATTAAATGTTCCTCTATCTCTCATAATTAAGCGAATGTTATTTTAAATGAAGATGAACCGTTAGTTCCATCATTACGAGTATATACTTTATATTGTGTTCCAGTTCCCTATACATCTATAGTTTCAGTAGTAACTGAGAACCTACTTACATCGTAGTTTTCATATTGACCACTAAGAGTATTAAGCAAAGTGATTTTAGTTACATTGAACTTAGATGGTAGTTTGAATATATGCTTATTACTTGCTGTTTCAGCTACAAATGTTACATCTAGTGTTTTATTTGTAGTTAAAGGTAATTTAGCAAATGCAGTAATATTGTCCTTATTAGTATAGTAAGGATAGACACCGGTAACATTTAATGTTTTGGAATTAGAAGGAATCGTACTAGTCTTTGTAGTAGTATCTTTAGGCTCTGTCTTATGTTCTTCATTAGTTTTACCTAAGTTACTACACGCATAATATACAGGCATAGAAGCAAATGTAGCGTTAGCTGTAGGTCCAGTTATATCTACTTTCACTGTATTAGTACCTTCAATAGCTTTAAATGTTTTACTATCTAAAGTAACCTAAGCATGATTAGTATTAGCAGTAGCATTTTCTACACTTCCGTTAGTAGTACGCTTCATAGTATAATTAACAGAATTCAAAGCTACATTACTAGCATTAACTGTAATAGTAGTATTAGAAGAATCCTTTGTATTATCATTAGAGGAACTATAACCGTAAGTAAATCCACTATATGTTCTTGCTGTAGTAGACATAGTAGCAGCAGATAATGTAGTCTTCCCAATAGTAACAGTAGCACCTACTTCTACTAAGCCTGTATTACTTAATGTAAATGAAGGAGCTGCAATAGCTGCACTAACTGTACCTTCTTTGAACACAAGATTAGTAGGCCATAATTCTTTAGTAAATAAAGATACAAATAAATCCTACATGCTTGTATCAGGACTAATACTGTTTATACCAGCTTTGTTAAGTAAGTCAGCTAACGGACCACCTGCAACCGGTATAGCATCAGTAGTCTTTATAGTTTCTGTAGTATCTTCTATTAATTCCTGATAATTACCATTATCAGTTAAATACTTATTACCATCTCCGTCAGTAACTATCTTATCTACTTTTACTTTATCTGTAGCAGACATAACGCCTGCATTACTAGTAGTAGCTGATGGAATAGTTTTACTACCTTGAGCATCACCATCAAACAAACCTGATTCCTGTTTAACGTCATACTCATAGTTGAAAGTAACAGTTGAACCATCTGTAGTAAAGTCTGCAACTTCTCTAATGACGTTATCAGGTAAACTATTAGCTATATCAGCTAAATGCTTACCTTTACCACCATCATACGCAGTACCAGTTACTTCTCCAATAAATAGTCTTTCTGACATAACTACCATATCATTACCATCCCAAAGATGTATGATATTAGTTCTGTTGTACTCATCTAAACCTACTAATACATATACTTTAGATGTAAGTGGGTCTAACATATCCCACTTATTAAAACTTCTAACGTATAGTTTCTTATTTTCTTTGCAGTAGTAAATATCTCCTTCTTTAGCTTGATATAACAGTAAGTCCATTTCTGATACTGTATCTACAAACTTCTATATTTTTATTAAAGCTTGTAGTTCTAAATCACTATCAGATATATCCCCTATATAATCTATTAAGGACTATATACTTAACTTACCATTATGAATGCCATCTTGAAAAGGAATTATTTCTTTACCATTGAGATCTTTCCTTTCGACTAACTGACTTATTCTAATTCCTTTTGTAATCATATTACTTATTCTGTTTTTAATGCATTAATAGCATCTATAATAGCAGGCTTACAGTATTGATTTACAAATTGCATAATAATTTGCATTTCTTCATCTGTATATTCTAGCTCATCTTCAGAATTATATATCTTTAAAGCTAACGAATGAGCTTTAATACCACTACCTACTTCATAAATCAATTCACCTAATTGTTGTCTCGCATCCATACAAATTTTATTTGTTTTTTGGATGTCAGTGTATACTTCCAGTTGTGCAAAATTTATTTTCATAATTAAATAGATCTACTTCTAAGTATTGCATAATATTTGTTTTGTGAATATACTAATAGAAAATCCATAACATCTCCTACATTCACAGTAATCTATTCTATTCTATTACCATTATTATCATATAATATAGGTCTATTAGGATCACTGTCATTATTTCCTCTACCCCATATATTGCATTCTTTTGGATTACTACGTGGGTTATAAACAAATGTTACAGGAACGGCCCATTCAACAGTTTGTATGGCTAACTTTGTTTTTACGCTATCAAGATGTGGTAATCCATACCACATACGTCTAACGCTACTACCTATAAATATAGTCCTTGAATACTATTGATACAGTATCTAGTTTTTAATAGGATCTGTAGCATAAGCAAGTTTATAACCTACTACATCCCCATGTAATGACAAACTTCCAAAGCCGTATATTGCCATATTACGAATTAAACTACCAGTAATATCAAAGTACAGACCATCATTTATCTATGCAGTACTAAAATCATTAGCATTACTTTTAAAAGAACCAAAGTATGAATAACCTAAAGAATTAGGAGTACCTATTAATGCTTCTCTTTCACCTTCCTTAAACTTTATATAACTAGAGAACAGCTTCATTCCGTTTGTCTCTGTACCACCAAATAGCACACCTGTAATTTCAAGTGACTAAATAGTACCAGATAATGCTTCTATTTCTCCCCTTATGGATGCGTTATTAGCTACCATTCTACCATCTTGTCTAACTAAGAATGGAGCGTTAGCCCTATTCTCTTCAGTAGTACCGGCCCATATACGAACAGAATTGTTATCATTACCACCTTCACCAGTAATACCTGCTACTACATGAAAATCATTAGTAGTATTACCAGTTTGATAACCAACTCTTAATGAGTTACCAGTAATAAAGTCTAATTTAGCATTTTTAGCTATAATCAAATCAGTATAAATACTAGCTACATTCTGAGCTAATTCTTCCCAATATTCAACTCCACCGGGAGTACCAGGCTTGTTATCACTAGAAGATAAGTGTTTGCCTTGTCCGTGACCTCTATCTATAGTAGATATACATTTGTATGCTTTATAACCTGTAGAAGTTCCTAAATCTTTAATTAAAGCAATATCTAAGTACCTCAATGGTTGTACTGTTGGAGATACTTCACTTTCATTGCAATATAGTCTACCAGGCCACCATTCAGACCTACGTACTATTAAACCTTCTCCTGTATCACCTTTAGATACCTGCATTAACCAATCCGGATTACTATCGCTAGGTTTAGTATCGGTACCGTTTATATTAACACATAACCATAAGTAACCTAATACACTTACTCTATCATAGTAATCATAGTGAGTGTCTGGTTCCCAAGGTCCTCTATCATTAGCATATCTTATCTCTTCTCCATTTGGCTTTACTTGAGTAATAGTACCGGTAAAGTATACTGAATTAAGATATGCCGAATATCCTCTCATATCGTAACCAAACATATTGAGATTATCAAGATTACCAAATTGCATTGCAATATTCTTAGCCTTCTAATCCCAAGTATTCTAGTTTACTAAGTAACGTGTATAAGTACGAGTTGAGTAACAAGATGTTTGGCGATCTACATTAGTTTTATTACCATATGCAACAAAGTTCATTTGAGCACATGGGTGAAACGTCATATTCCAATAATCATCTACTGGCCTAAGCTTGTAACCAAATTTCTTATTTTGTGCATCTAGTATGTTAGTAACTTCAAAGTAAACAGTATAGAAACCCGCAAACTTTCTATTACCTCTACCATCATCTTCATCGTGTTCAGCATTTTCATCTGTCTTCTCTGAATGATATATACCCATACATAAGTCACCCATTGATACAGCCCCGTATTCTCCTTCTTCTAGTTTCAGTGTAATAACACCTGAATATTCATCTGTTTGTTCTACACTTTCTATTACACCTGCGCCAGGAGCATTCCACTTATCTCCTAATTGAATCTCTACACGATTATATCTCAATTCAGGTACTTCAAGGAATCTACGTAAAGTAAGACTATCAAATTCAGCATGACCATATCTGTCAATCTTACCACCAAATCCTGTAAGACCTGATGCAAAACCTTCTTGACCAAATATTGCTGATTCTTTAAACCATACTTCGTAAGCAGTAGAATCAGGCTTGATCTTACTTAAGAATACATCATCATATATCTCTGTATTCAGGTTCTTATTAGTCCACTTCTATAATTCACTATCCCATGCTAATGCATTGTCATTACGTAAATTATTAATAGATACATCTTGTAAATCAACTAATTTACCAAGTAAGCCAGTTACTACCTTATTAGCAGCAATATTTGACCATCTTTTACCATCATACTAAAGTAAGTCTAATTTAGCAGCATCTACTATATTAGTATCCTTCATCTACTCAATACGATTCTATAGATTAATTTGAGTTTGTAGACTGCCTATATTATTACGTAATTCTTCTATATCAGATGTATTAGCTGATATATTCTCATTAGACTTATCTAAGTCTGTATCTTTAGCATACTATATTAGACTATCTGATATAGTCTTAATAGATGTGGTATTTTTCTGTACTTGTTCTTCTAATGGAGTCATTTTTCACAAATTAAAAGTTCGTCATAGAATGTTTTTATACCTAAATCTACTCCTAAACTTTGTTCTAGCAGTATTGCTTTATCATCAGTTTCTGAAGTATCCTTCCACATTTCATCCAAAGGATGTACTAACTTGCTTATCAATGCTCTAAGACAATCTATTTGTTCATCTGTAAACTTTAAATCACTTTCTAATAGACGAGCAATATGATTAGCACAAACCCATTTACGTATACAAGGTATACCTTGATTAGAGTTGTACTTAACTTTTAAGTTATACTCTTTACCTATTCTATATATATCATCTATTAGCATAATGAACAAACTCCGTTTCTACAAGTTTTATTACAAGCAAAGCAATCGTGGTTATTGTAGAATGTAGTTTTAGTATCTAAACATATATTTAGCATTCTAGCTATATCTGTATAATACTGTACTGCATCGTCTATTAAGTTATTATTGATAGCGTAACTTAACAGATCTTGTTTCAATAAAAACAATATCATTCTATCTATTTGCTGATCATCTAAACAAGTACTACAGTTCTTACATAGTAATTCTACTTCTTTATAATATATATCAGCTTGATTGAAAAAGAATTGACTTGAATTATCTATAGTAGCAATAAACGCACTCATACACATATTTTCTAATTTATTAGAATCTATTACTATAGATAATCTCTATTCGTCAATCTTTACATCAGAGCTATAGTCTGTACCTAATACTAATAATCTATATGAATGCTTATCAGGATTTACTGAACTCCTGTTAGAATAGTTATTCAGTGTGTCTATATATAAATACAAATTAGAATCTACTGAATCAGGTATCTTTGTATCTAATTCTACTACTATGTTGTGTTTTACTATTGTTATACCAGTTATCTTCATATTAATACTTTTAAATAAAAAAAGGCTACAGGGCTA